TCCATTGAGATAGAGGGATAACGATGAGCGCAAGACAAGATTTAGCAGACTTCATTCTACGCCAACTCGGTTCACCTGTAATCGTGATTGAAGTTGACTCACAGCAACTCGAAGACAACATAGACTTGGCTGTTCAATACTACCACGAGTACCACTTCGACGGTATTGAGCGTGACTACCTGTCGTACATCATCGTTGGAACAAAAATTACCGTAGCCGATGCTACTGGCTTCACCAAGGGTGGGGCTGTTATGTCTTTGGATGGAGCAACCGTTGCACTGATTTCAAATGTAACTGGAAACGTAATCACAATCAACAAGCAGGTTGGTTTGGTTAAATTCTCAGTTGGTCAAACAATCTCAACTGGAAATTCTGGTGGCGCACAAACAACTATCTCAGGTATTGTTCTTGGCGACCCAGACAATGGTTGGATTCCTGTAGCCGATGAAATCGTTGGCGTGAAAAAGATTCTGAACATCACAAGCATCCTCGGTTCATCCGATTACATGTTCAATGTGAACTACCAAATCATGATGTCTGAAATTCAAAACTTGACCAGCGCAGGAACTGCATACTTCTACGGCGTGCAACAATTCTTGGGTCACTTGGACTTCATCATGAAGAAGGAAAAAGATTTCCGCTTCAACCGCCGTATGAATCGTTTGTACCTAGACATTGCTTGGACACAAGACGTTAAGGTTGGCGATGTTGTTATCGCAGAAGTGTACCGCGCACTAGATGAAGTGAACTTCCCAAAAATCCTTGATGATATCTGGTTGAAGCGTTATGCAACAGCCTTGGTTAAAAAGCAATGGGGTAGCAACACACGTAAGTATCAAGGAATGCAACTACCAGGTGGGGTGACATTCAACGGTCAAACCATATATGACGAAGCAGTTGAGGAAGTGAAATACCTAGAAGGTGAAGCTATTTACAGCACTTCGCCATTGGAATTCATGACGGGTTAAACAATGAACGTTATAGACATAGTAGGAATCGTGTTTATCTACTCAATAGACAGTTTTTTGGTTTACCTACTTTGGCAGATACTAAGAACCATGTTTAGGTAAGATATGACAGCAATCGTAAATCCATATTTCCACGCAAATAAAGGCAGTGAACAAACTCTGCTGAATTCGCTCGTCCGCGAATCTATCCAAGTGCACGGAAGACAGTATTACTACCTACCACGTGATGCACAAGTTAAGGATGTAATCTTAGGTGAAGACGTTGTATCGGCATTTACACTTGCCGTTCCTCTTGAAATGTATATGGTGGATGCTCAAGGATTCTCTGGTCAAAAAGAAATGTTTTCGAAGTTTGGTCTACAAATTCAGAACTCATATAAGCTTGTTGTTGCGGTTGACCGCTGGGAAAAAGAAGTAAAGTCCCAGTTCGACACCCAAGCATTCAACGGTGAGGCTGGTTTCACCATCCCAAATTATCTGCGCCCACACGAAGGCGACTTGATTTATGACTCGCTAACAAAATTCTTGATGGTAATCAAGTTCGTTGACCACGATATGGAGTTCTATTCATTGGGAAAGAACTACGTGTACTACTTGTCATGCGAATCTTTCTTGTACCAAAACGAAGCGATTGCAACAGCAGTTCCAGAAATCGACACGTTTGCTTCATTGAGTATGGACAATTTGAACTTCCAGTTGATGACAGAAACTGGTGTGGCATTGCGTCAAGAAGATGGTAACTTCATCTTGCAAGAAGAAAGTCCAATCCCCGCAGAACCAACACGCAGTGTGAACATGGACTACACAATCCCTGCTCAGAGCATAAATACAACTGTTGCATCTAACCCATTCAACATGTAACGGTGAACTATGTCATCCCCAATTTTTAAAGCCAACCATTTCTACCACCAGACTACGAAGAGTTTCATCGTGTCTTTTGGTGAACTATTCAGCAACATCTCAATCGAAAAATACCAAGCAGATGGTACTAAGGCACAGACATATGAAGTGCCGATTGATTTCTCGCCGAAGAACAAATGGTTGATAATGATTGGTGAACGTCCAGACTACACAACCAACCAAGTCCAGATGACGTTGCCTCGCTTGGCATTTGAAATCACCAGCATGACACCAAACATGGCTCGAAAGATTGGGTTCAATGGAACTTACTCAATCGCCAATGTAAACGGTGGTGGACAAACAAAAATTTACAATCCGGTTCCATATGATTTGACTGTGAATCTTTACGCTATCACAAAAGATAACGAAGACATGCTTCAAATTATTGAGCAAATTATTCCGTTCTTCCAACCAACGTTGGTGTTGAACCTGAACCTGCTACCAGAGTACAACGTATACAAAGACATTCCAATCTCATTGATGAATGTCACAACTGAAGACAGCTACAACGGAAGCACAGAAGACCAACGTTTCATCAACACCACATTCACGTTCAATGTGCCTTTGTTCTACTTCGGCCCAATCTCCGACAAGACAAAAGAAATCAAAGACGCAAAGGTTGCTGTTACAACCAACCAAGGAAAATTGGAGAACTACGAAGCAGTGGTTAACCCAATAACAGCAAGCAAACAAGCAGTGCATACAATAGTGGAGACATGGAAGCAATAATATGAACGATACAATGGCAGAAGTATTTGAAGTAACACCAGTTGAAGTGATAGACACAGCAGGAGTTTCATTAACGATTGCACCAGAAGGTGCAGAGGATGAAGACCACGCATACGCACGTGACCGTCACTATGAACTTGCAGAGAAAGGCGCAGAGGCTCTACTAATCGCAATGAAGATTGTGAAAGAGACTGAGAACCCACAAGCCATCAAAGAATTGAGCGGTCTGATTAAGACTCTCTCGGAAATCAACAAAAACTTGCTGCATCTGCACAAGGATAAAGCTGATATTCAAGCCGTAAAGGGAACTGGTAAATCCCAACCAAGCACAAATGTCGAACAACAAAACATCATCTTTGCTGGCAGCAGCAAGGACTTGAACAAGTTGATTCAAACTCAGTTGAATGAACTGAATAAATAATACACTTATAACGAAAGGCGAAACATGGCAACCCTAAAACAATTGATGGCACTGACTGAACGTAACCGTGGTGAGCCTGACGGCGATGAACGCGAAGAACGCAAACTCGATAAAAAGTTCAACAAGCCAGTTGGACAAACAAAGTTCATGAAGGACTATGATGACAAGCGCGATGGCGTTGGTAAGTCTAAGGACACACCTTCTGTTAAGGAAGAAGTACAAGCAATCGAAGAAAAAACAATTCTTTCATTGAAGTCTTTTTTGGCTGGCCCAGATGTATCAAATGAACAACACAATCAAAACTACATCGAAGGTCTTGGTGACTACAATCTAATCACAGACCCAAGTCATACGCATATCCACTCGACCAATGAATCTATCGAACCAAACGCAGACAATAGTAAGCGCGTCGATGTGCGTGGTAAATCTAATAGCTCCGGTGTATCGGGTCTTGAAGTTCCAAAGCATATGTTGGAAGGAAAGAATGGATTGATGGAATTCCACAAAAAAGCACAAGCTGAGTTTCCAAATTCAGATGGTTCAACCCCACGTCATGAACCAATGGGCGACAAGGAATTGCAAAGAAGCCACAAGGCTCTTGCAGAAGAACACGCAAAACTTCCAGAACACGAGCAAATAAAGAAAGAAAAAGAAGCCAGAGGAAGACTAGGCAAGCTTGGTGTAACCAGCGTTCTTTCACAAAGTGATAAAACCGACACTATGCTCGGTATGAAACACCCGAAAACAGGGAAGCCAATCGTTAGTGCTCCATCAGTTAAGAATGTAGCTGGTCATGCCGTTTATCCAGTTGGAGACCACGAACATCACATTATTAACACATGCCGAGGACAAACCGAAGGGTGTGGTGGTAAGGTCGATGCTTCTGGAAAAATAAGCACACGAACTGGCACATGCTTCGCACCAAATGCAGAAGCACAATACAAAGATGCCGCTGCAAAACGTGCAAAATTGACATATTCATCACACCACCCACACTTGCACAAAGATGTATTCCATGCAACTGTTGGTGAGTTGCGTGATGAAGCAGCCAAGGGTGATAAAGCCAAGACAGACAAAGAAGGCGAAAAAGGTGGACACGTTGTAGTTAGACCTGACACCACAGCAGAAAACGATAATGATAAAACTGCTCACGCGGTGGCATTGTTGAATAAACAACGTTCAGAAAAAAGCAAAACCGATGGAAAATCTCGTCCAGAAATTCTAATCAACCGTTACTCCAAAACTGGTCAGGAAGGTTCGACTTACTCGAACACTGGGCCAAAAGTTAAGAATGGTGGAACAATTGGTGAGAACGTGCGCAGAGATTCAAAGCGTCACAACCAAACTGTTAAGGCAAGCGATTCTTCTGGAAAAGACTTTGTTAAGGCAAGCGGTGAAAAAGAAGAACCACGTCACCAATACATGGTTAATGACTTGAAGCGTAATGGCGATGAAGAGAAAAAAGTAGATGCACACCTACACACTGTTCGTCATTGGAGTGCCCCAGTTGCCAATGAACATCTAACTGGTCATGAAAAAACCAAGAGCGAAGCTCACTATGATGCAAATGGAAAAGAAACAACAGAAGACAAAGCGCACACTGGTTTCGCATCAAGAAATGGTAGAACATATCGCTACAGCAATCACCATGTGATTCCAAAGCGTTATCCAACCGATGGGCATCCAGCAGATGACCGCTTGTTCGACTCTCACCACATGAGCGAAAAATACAAATCGAAAGAAGGTGGTTTGTATTCCAGCAATGGTAAGCGTCACGGTGGCGTAATCATGACTTCACCAACCGACTCGACTTCAAACCACAAGCGTCAACACGCTGAGTTTACACACCCTGTATCTAAACATGTTGACTCTATTGTTAAAACTGGACGTTATGATGTTGACCACCCAGATGAACAAGAAGCAGCACGTGGAAAAGAATACAAGGAACCAATTGAAGGTAAAGCAGTGAAGAGTATCACTGGACTCAAAAAGGCAAAACTGTAAACAATGCTTCAAATCCCTGAGAGTATTGAGGCTCACTTAGAAACACTGTCATTTAGAGGAAATTTCAACCTTAGAGAAGGTTCTACTAAGGTTGGAATGACCGCAGAAATGTTGGCAGAACGTTTCAAGTGTTCTCAAGACCCAATCTATTTCATTAAGAACTACATCCACGTTGTCCACCCAGACCGTGGTATTTGTTTGATGAATCTTTATCCTTATCAGGAAAAGATGATTCAAGCATATCACCATAACAAACGTGTAACGTTCATGACTCCGCGACAGTACGGTAAAACCACCGTCTCTGCGGCGTATTTCATTTGGTACATTCTATTCAACGATGATAAGACTGTTGCGATTCTTGGTAACAAGCAAGCAACTGCCGATGAAATCATGGATAGAGTTAGATTGGCGTATGAGTGTTTGCCGAAGTGGTTGCAACAAGGTGTTACATCTTGGAATAAACGCTCAATCACTCTCGTAAACGGCTCTAAGTGTTTCGGTGCTGCTACATCATCAAGTGGTATTCGTGGTAAGACAATTCAATTGCTGTACATTGATGAATATGCGTTCGTTGAAAACAACATCGCAGAAGCATTCTTCACATCTGTGTATCCAACGATTACCGCTGGTAAAGACACAAAGGTTTTCATCACATCTACCCCAAACGGATATAATCACTTCCATAAAATCTGGAATGAGGCTAACAAGAAGGGTGACGATTGGAATGGTTTCGTCCCATTGCGCGTGTATTGGACAGAAATGCCAAACCGAACACAGGCTTGGTATAACGAACAGAAGGCAGTTCTAGGTGAACTAAAAACAGCGCAGGAATTGGATGCAGAATTCTTGGGTTCGAGTATGACGTTGTTGACAGGTGCTACGATTGCACGTCTGACATACGATACACCATTATCTCAACCTGGTGGTCACTACCACGGATTGAAAATTTACACAGAAGTCCAAAAGAACCACGTATATTCCATTGAGGTGGATACATCACGTGGTAGACACTTGGACTCGTCCGCGTTCACGGTGTTTGATATTTCGACATATCCTCACACGATTGCTGCAACATATAAGAACAACGAAATTGCACCATTGCTATACGCGTCAGTAGTTGAGAAATTAGCTCGTGTGTACAACATGGCATTCATGCTCATTGAAATTAACGATATCGGTGGACAAATTGCCGACACTATTTACTCAGACTTGGAGTATGAGGGTGAAATGTTCTGGACGAAATCCGGTGATATTCTTGGTAAGACTGGAGTTGACCCATATCCGGGTATACGCACGACTAAGAAGACTAAGCGTATAGGTTGTGCCAACTTGAAGGACATGATTGAGAACAACCAACTAATCATCAATGACTTTGACATGATTAGCGAATTGAGTACGTTCGTTCAAAGTACAACTGGCTCATATGAGGCAGATGAAGGATTCCACGACGACACTGTTACCACATTATGGCTACATGCTTGGCTATGTGCACAGCCTTGGTTTGGCGACTTGACCGATACAAACTTCCGCCTAAAGCTGCACCAGAACCACGTTAAAGAAATGGAAGAATCTTTGGCTGCTCCTTCATTCCTTGATGGAACTGAAGACTATGTTGACAACGGATATGACGACCAACGTCATGCGTGGTTAATATAAATATTTCATATTGGAGAATTACATGACAACAGAAACAATTGGCGTTAAGCGCACTCTTCGCCAAATCAAAGAAGCATTGGCTAAACAAAAAGGCCGTCACACGATTACCAAGCGTGACCCAACAACCGGATTCGAAGAAAAGATGGTTCACTTTGGAACTGTTGATAATGTTCCAGCCGGATGGAAGATTTCAGACTAATGAAGAACTGGCGCGAATACCTCATTGAATATCACAAGACTCCTGCTGGACTTGTTCCATCGCATGAGACATTGGATTCGCCAAATGAAAAGCATTCGTATGGTGAGGTAGATGGACACAAAGTTTATCATACTGGCAAGCATACCTACGTCACAGACAAAGACGGTAACACGGTTGGTCACATTGGACACAAGAAACAAAAAGGTGCACCAGCAGGCCGTCTAGCAGTATCGAATATCACCAAAAAAGAAGGCACATCAATCAGTATGGGAAAAGTATTACACCATCTGATACACAAAGGACATTCGCTAGAGTCGGACAGCATGAATACGCCGTCAGCGCATGGGATGTTGATGAAACTAGCTAAACATCCAGACATAACTACTCATATAGAAGATGGACAGCGAAATGTTGTACCACATCACGGCGATATAACATCCACCGAAAATCAAAATAAATATTCCGCTCATTATGAAGAACCACACTTTTGGGATGTTCAAAAGCATATCTTGGTGTTTAATAAAAAATGATTACAGTAAAAACTCTCCTTTCCGAAGCCAAGAAGCCTGTTGCAGGACACGTCATTCACCTTTTGACTAATCCACAAGTGACAGGTAAAGAAGTAGACAACCTTGAAAATTCTATTTCTCAACCGGGAAAGAAACATATATATCACACCTCCGATATCAAGCCTGAGACAAAGGCGTTCTATCAAGGTGCGATGAGCAACCACAAACATTTCTTCGCCAAAGATGGCGAGGTTAAGACCGTGTTTGACGCTGTAGATAAAGTGAAAGGCGATAAGAAACCAATCACAGTTATGACACACCCAAATCAGGTCGATGCATTAACAGCATCGTTTAAGACAACTCATCCAGACGAGAACATCAAGGTGAAACCGCTCTTACATGACAAGGAAGCTCCAATCAAGGACAAGAAACAATTGGCTCTCATCCACCCGTCCGTTCCACGTGAACAAGCGAAGAAGATGATTGGTGAAGCACTTGAGGTTGGCGACTTCGTTACAAATGGTTTGGTTGAAGGCGAAATCATCAACATTCACCCACGATATGCAGTCATCGTTGAAAACGGCAATGAACACAGAGTGTGGATTGAGCAATTGGACTTTATCGAAGGTGAAGCAAACCAGAATCGTATCTACAAAGAATCATACAAGTATCGCGGCTACAAGTCTAAGAATTTGACACGCGAACTCGCAGAAGAATTCAGAGAACTATCGAAGTCAACAGAAGACGTGTATGCACTCCTAAATTGCTTGAAGTCGTGTGACTTTATCATGGGGTCAACATCAGATAGCATCCAAGAAGACTTCAAAAACACCCGCATTCAGCTTGAACGCGCCAAGCGTTACACGAGTAAGTTTGGCATAAATATATCTGAGAAACTTGAATTTGTTGAAGAAAATTGCCTGCAACACGCAATTATCGAAGGTGTTGCATTTACCACCACCGACAAAAACATGATTGCAAAGTTGATTGCATCCGTGGCAGATGAATCGCCAACTGGAATAGACCCAACCGCAATAATCAATAAAGCAGTTCAGAAATTAAGACTCGCTCAACTAACTCCACCAGGTTGGAAGATAGTTGGTCGAATGTTAGCAGTTGCAACCAAAGCTGGCATCCGTTGGAACAAGGATACGTTCAGCAAATCACAATTAGAAATGATGGGACTATAAATGGCTACCAAAATCCAAAGCTTCAAAGACCACCTAACCGTTGAAGGCTCAGACGACCGCGCCGAACGTGCATTGACATTTGGTCACACCCAATTGGCAACAACATCGAAATCACCAGCCAAGAACAAAGCTATGGTAATCCCAAGAGCTGGTAACGGCCCAACAACATATCACGCAGACCGTGCGGCAGCACAGACTCACATTGATACACATGGTTTGGGTGGAAGTCACCAAATCGTCAATGCGTCTACAGAATACGCAATGGAGTTGATGGCTAAGTTGATGAGCGAAGGCGACGACCAAACTGACTTCGCATTGATGCTTGAATCAATTCTGTTGGAAAACTACGACAGTCCAGTGTTGATGCAAGATAGCCTCGATGATGTCAAGAAGAGTGCTGCTAAATTGAGCGCACAAGCACGCAAGGCAACTGATGCACTCGACGGTGGAACATCTGACCAACACAAGAAGGCTGCAAATCTTCACGCTATTGCTGCTCACGAACACCGAAAAGCCCTGAATATGATTCACAACAAGGTTGACAATTTGACCTATCAAATCCGCAATGCTGCGCACCCATCTTCTATCAATAATCTACACGATGGTTTGCTAGGAGAACTTCAATCCAAGCGCACCGACTTGGAAAATGATAGTTTTGACCACAGCAAAGAAATTGCCAGTCACCACAAGGAAATTGGATATCACACATCGAACGTAAACGAAGGAACCGAAATGGCAACTCTAAAATCGCTTTCAGAAGCATTCAGCGGAATCTTGCAAGCAGCTAAAGATAAAGCAAACACACCACCAAAGAAGAAGTATGGTGAACGTGATGGCGATGAAGATGACAAGAAAACATACTCAGGTGCACTAGGTGATGCATTGGGTATCAAGGCCAAGAAAGAACCATCCAAGGGCGACCTAACTCGCGGCGAAATGAAGGGTGTTGGTAAGGTTCGTCGTCACGTGTGCACAGAAGGCGTTGATTTCACCGTGTACCAAGTTGGAACAAAGTTCGTTGCTCAAATCGTTGAAGGTGAGGAAGTTGTATTTGAATGTGCAGCACCAACAGAAGCTGGCGCAATCGCTCAAACAAATCGCATCATCGAACAAACACTTGAAGCTTGCGCTGAAACTCAAGTAGCTTCAGTTGAAGCAGCAAAGAGCGTAGCAAAGAAGGTGACATCGAAATGAGTTTACTCCCACAAAAAGGTGAGAAGATTTCCAGTTATATAAAAGACTTCAATCCAGTTCCAGCAAAAAGCGAAATCAAATCTGCATTGAAAGCTGGTGTAGCTGGTGTCAAGAAGGCTGCAAGCATTTTCACAAATCCTGTCAAGGCTGCTAACAAGCGTCTTGGTGAGGAATTGGAAACTGCAACAAAGAAAATTCCAAAGGGTGACAGCACTGCACCAAACGAAGGTTCTTCTCTCGGTAAAGCTGTGCACGCAAAATCATCGTACACGCAAAAAGACCCGCAGCCAACAAAAGTAACTGAGTCTGACGATGCAATCGGAAAACTCTTGGCAGACAAGCACGACTTGAATGTTACAACAGTCAAAAAATCTTCAACTGGTTCAACACACGTTAGCGTAAACAACGCAGCAGGCGCAGACGATTTGAAGAAAGCAAACCAAACATTGAAAGATGCTGGATATGCTAAACATGTAGCTGTGCACGCACCACAGAAGATGACTCTTGGTGGAAGATTTGAACGTCCAAAGGGAGATGCAGCAAATACTTCCAGTGGAAATGACTAACAATAAATAGTATCACAATATAAAGGAGCAACACCGTGTCCCAATACTCATACACAAAAAAGCCAAACTTCCTTGCTGACGCAAAGCGTCCATTCAAGTTGACAGAAGCATCTTGCATTTTGAGCAACTCAGCCACAACTTGCACACGCGCAGCAGGAAGCTTCATCACTGACGGCGTAGTGGTTGGTCAAACAATTACAGGCCCAGGAGTAGTAGCAGGTACAACCGTATCCGCCGTGAACTCTGCGACCTCGATTACCCTATCACAAAACACAACATCATCTGCGGCTGGCACTGTTGAACTTTTGTTTGCATCAGCTTCTTTGCCAATTACATACGCTGCACCAGAAGGTTGGATTCAACCAGGTGTTGGTGGAAATAACGGCGTTGCAATCCAATCTGCTTCATGGTCTGGTAGCGTTCTTACATACAACGCAACCGCACACGGACTTGTAACAGGTCAAGATGCTTTGATTACTGGTGTTATCGGTGGAACTGTTGCCGATGCATACAACGGTCATAAGGCTGCTGTAACTGTAGTTACTGCTGACCAATTCACTGTTGCACAAACTGTTAACCCAGGACTTGCAACTGTTGTTGCAACATTGAGCAAGGTTTGGAGCATTTACGAAGTTATTGTCTCAATGGGTGGTTTGGATACTACATATGCAGACTTCTTGACAATCCCAACATTCGCCGCAGCAGTTACATTGGCTGGTACAGGTGTGGGTGGTACATTCCACTACAAGACAGGTGATGTTTTCACAGTTATTTTGACTGCATCTGAACCAATCGCAGTAAACGTTGGTGCAGGTCTACCAACATTGCAGTTGAACATCACATCTGGTGCAAAACAAGCCGTATACAACCCAGCGTTGTCCGGTGCAAGCACTATGGCGTTCTCGTATACGCTAGTAGCTGGTGATATCGCAACCGCCACAAACGTAACAACAGGAACAACCGTAGCAGCAAACGGCGGGGTATTCAACGACATCGCAGGAAACAGCCAAGCTGGTTTCACACCAGGCTCGTTCACCGCCGCTGCAATAACTACTGTTGCATTCAACTAATAATATCGGGGTGAGTTAAGTCTCACCCCACTCATTTGATAAAGGAGCATCACCTTGGCAGACAAGAAAATTTCCGAATTAGTTTCGGCTACCACAGTTAACACAACCGACTACTTCCCAATCGTGCAGGGTGGAACTACTCTCAAGCTCGATTTTGCAACGTTGTTGTCGCATCTTCCAGCACCAGCAATTGAATTGCCTGCTCAAGAATCACCGGCATCTGGTGCGTTGTCAACTGCAATCAAGACCTCTCTAGTCACCAGTACAACCGGAGCAACCAACTACACATTGGCTGCTGGTACACATGGTACAAAGAAAGTAATTGCGGCACAAACAATGGGTGGTGCAGCAACTGCTGTTATCACAGTAACAAGTGGAACTGGATTCACAACATTGACTTTCAATGCAGCAGGCGACTACGTTTCTCTTGAGAACATCAATGGATTCTGGTTCATCTCTGGAAACACAAGCGTTGTAGCAGCATAATCTGGTGAAGAAAATTGGATATTAAATTAACACAGCTTCCAGAAGCAGCATCGAGCGCGTCCGATGACCTGTTTATGGTTGTGCAAAATGGAGTGAACAAGAAAATATCTTTGACAACATTGTTGAAGACACTTGACTCGTTTGACAATATCCAAATCAATCCGTCTAGACGACCAATTGACCTTAGAATTAGTTCAAGCAACTCCACAAATCTGTTTTACATTGACGGCTCTGCCGACTTCATCGGGGTTGACACTGCGACACCACAAGCGAAATTCCATGTAAATGGAAACATCAAAGTTGGAAGTATCGCAGATGATGGAGTCTTTTTGAATTCAGCCGAAGATATCACCTTCACAAATGCTACTGATGCACCAGAAGGTGTTGGTTATTTCAAGCCGCTTAACGCGGCAAGAGAAATATCAAACTTGTATGTTGATACAGGTCTTAGCATTGGACAATTCGATTTGGGTAACGGAATTTCGGGCCAGTATAAAACATTGACCGCTGTTACTCTTCCAAGTGGAGCAAAAGCGACTGTGAAGGTTGCGGCTGGGATTGGATTCAACCGAATAGACTTTTCAGTTGTTGGTCAATCTGTAGTTCTTCGCTGTATAACCGTTGGTGGTTCCCCAAAGTGGATTTGTTTGGGTTCTTATTTGGCAATTCTATATACGGTTTAAAATAACACGTGATTGATAATTCGAATTTTGTGCAGCACGCCATTCGTGCATATGACAACCCACATTGCATTACGCTTGAGCAATTCAACAAAGACGTGAAGAAGTTCTCATATTTGAAGAAGCTTCTAAACATCGACCAATACGACGACGAATTTGTTAGATTGACCCTGAATAATATCGTACACCTCTACAATCTTTTTGACAATGAGACGTGTACGAAGATGATGTTCTACAAGGTGCGCCAAGATAAATGGTACAAGTTGAAGACATATCTGACATTCTTACACCGTATGCCAGAAGAGATTCAGGACTTACATTTGAAAGATTCGGACTTACCACTATGCAAAAACATAATCACACACTTGAGAGCAGTGTAAACGAAACATCTGGCGCTGGCGCTGGTGGTGTTGGCGGAAGCATCGAAGTTGGCGCACAGAAACTTGCTCCAATTGGGATGAAGGCAAAGTCGTTGGAAAAGAAATCCAACCCTTACATCGAAAAAAACAAAAGAGAAGGCGCACCGAAACTGCTGTCCTTCAAGGAGTGGAAAAATGTGGTGGTTAGTAGCTAAAGATGCAATTGTTGCGATTTACAAGAAAATTGGTTTCATTGGAGTGTTTGTAATCTTTTTGATATCTTGGATTGCGCTTGACGAATATCAAATCGGAAATCGAGACGATAAAATTATTGAATTGACTGCATCGCTCAAAGTTCAAAACAAGGCAATTGAGGACATGGGTTTCCATTACGACAACTTGCAAAAAACACTCGTGATTGCGGCACAACAAAACGAAGACATCAATCGCAAGTTTGAAGAATATCGTAAGTATGTTGCATCTCTACCACTTGCCGTTACATGTGATGCGGCGATGAATGAAGTATCAAAGTCTGCCAAAACAAATGCAGATATTTGGAATGGAGTTACAAAATGAAAAAAGCACTTTTATTGTTATCGTTATTGTTGTTGGCTGGTTGCAACCCAAAGATTGTTAAGGTTCCAGTATGGACACCACCAAAAGTTGAATTACCAACAAAGCCAGTTCTTACAAGTGATGGTAAAGGTACACAAGGTCAAGTAGCTCGAAAGTTGACATTAGACTTGAGTAGTATGACTGAGTACAGTTTAAAGCAAGACGTAATCATCAAAGCACTGTTAAGTGCCTCTGGTGTTCCTGCGGCAAACACCGAAAATAATAAATAATACACAGGATAACAATTACCAAACCATTATAAGGATTAAGAAATGAGCGTATTATCCCCAGACACAAATATCAAAGAATTGGACTTCTCAGGAATCGTTCCAACCGTTGCGACAACCCAAGCAGCTATTGCTGGTCGTTTCTCAACAGGCCCATTGAACGTACCAGTTCTGATTTCGTCAGAAGACGAATTGGTTGCCATATTCGGTAAACCAAACGAATCAAACTACATGGAATGGCACTGTGCTGCTGAATTCCTAAAGTATTCTGCATCGTTGTATGTAACTCGTGCTACACCAGCAGGCGTGTTAAACGCTACTTGGGGTGGTGCTGGCTTCTTGATTGACAATGAAGATACATTCCACGCATTGACAAGTTTGAACAAAACAAGCATTGGTTCTTTCGCAGCAAAGAATTCCGGTACATCTGGAAATGACATCGGCGTAATTGCCGTTGACTCAGATGGCTGGGCTGCATTCAAAGCTTGGGCTGCTACCATCACAACAATGCCAAATGGTGTTTTGTTTGATGCGTACTTCACTGCTCAACCAGGTACATCTCAATATGTTTCAAACTTGGCAGTTAGTCAAGTAGAAGCAAAGAAAGACGAAGTTCACGTTATCGTATTTGACGCAACCGGAAATATCACAGGCACAAAGTATGCGGTGCTTGAAAAGTATGAAGGTTTGTCTAAGACCGTTGATGCTGTTGACTACACTGGTCAATCTACAAACGCACAAACAAAAATCAACCTATCATCGAAGTATGTTTGGATGGTTTCATTCCCAACAACTTCATTCGCAACATCTACTAGCAAAGATGCCAATGACGGTATTTTCGCTACAGACATCGCTGCCGTTGGTTACGATTTTGCTCCATTCACCGTTGTTAGCACTGGCGTTACATACTCGCTAGAAAAAGCTCTTACTGGTGCAATTGCTGGTACAACTCCTGGTGACACTGAAATCTTGGCTGCATACGGTAAGTACGCAAACAAGGATTTGATTGATATCGGTCACGTTATCACCGCTGGTCACACCTCTGCCGTTATTGCGTACTGCGCACAAACTTTGGCTGCTGGTCGTAAAGATGCTATGTCGTACAACAGCGTGTATCACACAACCGTTGGTGTTCCAATCAAGGATACAGATACTGCACCAGAATCGCTTGCAGTGGCTTGCAAGGCATCGTGGAACATTGCAGAAATGGATGCTCAATACACAGTGACTGACACTGGCTATAAATACATTTACGATAAGTACAATCGCAAATACCGTTGGATTCCAATGAACGGTGACGTGGCAGGTATTGCCGCACGTCTAGGTTTCATTGCAGAAGAATGGTACAGCATTGGTGGTTTCAACCGTGGCGGTTTGAAGAACGTTGTTAAGTTGGCGTTCAATCCAAACTTGGCTCAACGTGACGTTATTTACCCAAAAGGTATTAACCCAATCGTGGCATTCGCTAACCAAGGTGTTGTATTGTACGGCGACAGAACAGGTACTTTGAAGCCAAGCGCATTTGACCGTTACAACGTTCGTCGCTTGTTCATCATCCTTGAAAAGTCGATTGCAATTGCTGCCAAGTATCAGTTGTTCGAGTTCAATGATGTGTTCACTCGTGCACAGTTCAAGAATATGGTTGAACCATTCTTGCGCACAATCCAAGGCAAGCGCGGCATCCAAGACTTCTTGGTACGTTGCGATGAAAAGAACAACACTGGACAAGTCATCGACTCCAACCAATTCGTTGGTGAGATTTATGTTAAGCCAGCACGTAGCATCAACAACATCACCTTGACGTTCGTTGCTACTCGTTCTGATGTTCAATTCAGCACAATTGTCACACAATAAGGAACTAAAGAATGAATATCTCAAGTTTTAAATCGGCATTAGTAGGCGGCGGTGCACGTCCTAACCAGTTCCGTTGCCGCCTGATTTTCCCAGCGGCAATCGTGGGTGGTGCGGCTGCATCACGCGCAGGAGAATTCCTGTGCGAATCTACTGCTTTGCCAGCATCTACACTTGGTGTGGCTTCCGCGATGTATCGTGGTCGTCGTATCCCATTGGCTGGCGACAGAACATTCCAAGCATGGCAAGTAACAGTTGTTAACGATGCAAACTTCACAATCCGCAACGCGCTTGAACAGTGGACTCACTACATAAATAATGTACGTGACAACACAGGCGTTCAGAATCCAAGTTTGTACAGCGTTGACATGGGTGTTGACCATCTTGACCGTAACGATAACGTTATCAAGGCTTACAACTTTATTGGTGCATTCCCTGTGTCCGTTGACCCAATCAATTTGGGTTTCGGTGAGAACGATTCCTTGGAAAAGTTCACAGTCACATTCGAATACATCAATTGGGATACTCCTGATTTAACTTAATCATTACAAAGGTGATACCGCGTGAGTTTTTTTAATAATGTCACAAACCTATTCGGCCTAGAAATCAAGAAGGCTTCCGATAAAGAGAAAGACAATTCGGGAGCCTTGTCGGTTGGCCTGTCGGACGACAGTTCTGCCGTCTCCGTTGCAAGCAGTGCCTCTCTTGGCCTGTACTTGGACGTGGACGGTCAGATTAAATCTGAAATCCAAGCGATTATCAAATATCGTGACATCTCCCTATACCCAGAAGTTGACTCAGCAATTCAAGACATTCTCAATGAGGCTATGCCTATGGAGTCTGACACTGAAATCGTTGAGCTTAACCTCGACAAGCTGAAACAAGGCGCGGGTGTTAAGAAAAAAATTGAAGCAGAATTCGACACAGTTCGAAAGCTTTTGTACTTCGACTCAATGGGCGCAGACATTTTCCGCCGTTGGTATGTCGATGGTCGTACATATTTCCAAGTCATCGTAGACAAAAACAATCTAACAGATGGCATCCAAAAATTGGTTCCTCTCGATGCAGTTAAGGTCAAGAAGATTAAGGAAGTAACACGCAAAAAGACTCCAAGTGGAGCAGATGTAATCGACAAGATTGACGAATACTACATCTACAACGAATATGGCTTCACCGGAAAGAGTTCTGGTTCTCAAGGAACATCCGGTCAATCCGAAGGTAACGTAAACCGTGGTTTGAAGATTAGCCCGGATGCAATTATATACACAACATCGGGTTACATCGACCAAACAACAGGCATGGCATTGAGCTACTTGCACAAGGCTATTCGTCCTATCAATCAACTCCGTATGCTTGAAGACGCAACCGTTGTGTACTTCATCGCACGTGCACCAGAACGCCGTGTGTTCTACGTTGACGTTGGTAACTTGCCAAAGCTTAAAGCTGAACAGTACATGAAAGATATCATGAACCGTTACCGCAATAAAATGGTTTACGATGCACGCACAGGCGACATTCGTGACGATAAGAAATACATGAGCATGTTGGAAGACTTCTGGATGCCACGCCGTGATGGTGGAAAAGGTACAGAGGTTGATATTCTTCCTGGTGCACAGAACGTATCCGGTTACTTGGACTCATTGGATTGGTTCAAGGAAAAGATGTACGAAGCGTTGAACGTGCCTAAGAGCCGTTTCCAAACAGAATCTTCTGGTTTCAACACAGGCCGTCCTTCTGAAATCACTCGTGATGAATTGAAGTTCCAAAAGTTTGTTGACCGTCTACGCATTCGCTTCGCTGAATTGATGCTTGCAGTCTTGAAGACTCAACTGATTCTGAAAGGTGTATGCAACACCGAAGAATGGGAATCCATTAAAGGTGACATTCGCATTGAATTCCAACGTGACAACTATTTCACCGAGTTCAAAGAACAAGACATTTTGATGAGCCGTTTGCAATTGCTTGAGAGCGCAGACAACTGGCTTCAAAAGTATTACAGCAAGAAGACCGTTCAGAAGAAGATTCTTCGTATGACCGATGAAGATATCGAAGAAGAAGACAAGCAAATGGCATTGGAGAAGGGTGATGAAACTGCTCAACCTCAATGGAAGTTGACTGCGGATTACCAAGCCGAACAACAGCAAGACATGATGCAGCAACAAGCTGAGATAGAAGCCGAACAACAACCAGCCGCTCCTGCTGGTGCTGCTCCTGCGGCATCTCCTGCTGCAAGTCCAGCGACTACACCGGAGCAACAAGCTGCTGAACCTGAGAACGATGCGTCAAATTACAAAAGCAATAAATAATACTGTACATCAAGGAGTAACAAAATGGCAATCAAAAACGAATCTGTTTTGCAATTCATCCAATCTGCTTCAAGCGGAGACAAACAAAATGCAGAACTAAATCTTGGTCAGGCACTAATGGACAAAGTGTCCGAGCGTCTTGACGCAATGAAAGTAGATATCGCAACTCGCCAATTCGGATTCTCAAACGAGTCTACAGTTGACGAAAAGAAACAATTCGATGACTCGGACGGTTCTGACGTTGAAGAAAAACGCAAAGCGAAGAAGAAAGAGTTGATTCGCAAGACCGCTCAACGCTTCGCACCAAAGCGCACACAAGTCGATGGTGAATAAAATGGCACTCAAGTTAATCACAGAACAATACGATGATGTAGAAATGCTGGTAGAAGATTCCGGCGAAGGTAAGAAATGGTACATTGAAGGCCGTTTCTGCCAAGGTGGTCGTACTGGTGTTCGTGAAGACATGAATGCAAATGGTCGTATTTACACCGAAGAAGTTCTCGACGGTGCAATGTCCAAGTATTCCACGCTCATCAAAGAACACCGTGCATTCGGTGAACTAAATCATCCATCGCATCCACAAGTTAACCCAGAACGTGTTTGCATCGTCATTGAACAAATGACCAAAGATGGTATGCACTATAACGGTAAAGCACGCATCACTGAAAAAACTCCAATGGGTCAAATCGTAATTGGAATTCAGGAGGCTGGTGGTCGTCTTGGCATCTCCACACGTGCACTTGGTTCCTTGAAGGAATCCGGTGGCATCAAGTACGTTCAAAGCGACTTGCGTTTCAGCGCAGCCGATGTGGTTTCTGACCCATCTGGACAAGGTTGTTTCGTAAACGGCATCATGGAATCTGTTACATATGATATGACCGAAGATGGACGTATCATTGAATTGGTTCAAGACGTTGTTAAGAAGAAAATCACAGAAGAGAAAGCATTGAAGGCTTGGGCCGACTTGATGCTCAAATTTGGTAAACGATAATGGCGATAACTAAACCAATCACCGACTCGTTGAAAGAAGCAATCCAAAACGTTCTTGAAGCCAAGAAAAAGATTGGTGAGTATTCTCAAGGAACAAGTACCACAAAGGTATACAAGTTGTCGGGTGAACACAATGAAGGCGACCCATATGTGGTTAAACTTCACAGAAATGGTAAGCATCATGAACCAGCAGATTACTTCACAAATGATGAAGAAGATGCACATGGTACTGCCAAAATGATGTTGACCCACGAACAAAACTAATATGGCTATCACAAAACCAATCACCGATTCACTGAAAGAAGCTGTACAGACTGTTCTGGAAGCAGCAAATCCGTGGAAAACATACGAGCGCAAAGAAGACAACAATGACCATTCGGGAAATGTTCTTCATATGGCAAAACATGTTGGTGACGAAAAGGATGTGAAAGCAGCTAAAGAAATTGTTGCACGTCATAACAAAGAAGGAAGTATGTACGGTGAGAACATGATTAACCGCACAGAACTGCACGACAAATTGTGGCCTCGATTCAAGGCCGCGTATGCACCAAAATAATTGATGAAATGCGTGAAATCAGTTTTACATAAATAATACACAAGATTAGGAGTATCACGAATGTCAAAGAAACTTGAAGAAAAAATCAAAGCAATCATGAGAGGCGAAATTTTGTCGGAAGACAAGACTGCTGGCTCTATTGCGAAAGATGAAAAGTCTACTTCAAATGCAGCCGCAGCACAGGCTAAAGAAGAAGCAGCAAAGAACAACAAACATGCTATGAGCGGCGAAGTTGAAGCTGGTTCTGGCAAGGCTGATAAAGCCGAAGTTAAGGAAGCAACCATCCCAGGTCAATCTAAGGATTTCGTAGGTGACACTACTGGCGAATCTGGTGCATCCAAGACTGCAAAAACAATTGCAAAGTTGAACACAGGTAAAGGTTCTAACACTAGCGGTGGTACTGCTGGCCCAGAAACAATTACCAGCAAAGTCTCTGCTGACAAGCAAGAAGACAATGGTGACAACGCAAAGATTCAAAAAGGTGAGTCACAAAAGGAAAAGGGCGGCAAGCTGTCTTCTCCAACTCACGAAGCTTTTGACGAACTGTTCTCCGGTGAAGAATTGACCGAAGACTTCCGCGTTAAAGCAGAAGCACTATTTGAAGCAGCACTGTCTGAAAAGTCAGATGAACTTCAAGAAGCATATCAGTCGCAACTTAACGAAGCGATTGAAGAAGTAAAGGGAGAGCTAGTCGAACAAATTGATGGTTATCTTGATTACGTTGTCGAGCAGTGGATGAAAGACAATGCTGTTGCCCTTGAGAGTGGTATGAAAGTTGAAATGGTGAATTCCTTCATTGATGGTATTAAGACAGTGTTCCAAGAACACTATGTAGATGTGCCGGAAGACAAGATTGACGTTGTTGAAGAACAAGCAAAAGAAATCGCGGAACTACAGGCAGAAGTAGCAGCATTGGCAGAAGAAAAAGAACAAGCTGTCAGCGAAGCTACCCTATTGCGTTGCAAGCAAATCGTCTCTTCTTTGGAAGAAGGATTGACTGCAATTCAAACTGAGAAGTTCCATGCTCTAACCGAAGACATCAGTTTCGAAAATGAGGAAGAATTTGCTGCCAAGGCAAAAGTAATTCGTGAATCGTCATTCACAGTTAGCAATTCTCAAGAAGTAACACCGCAAGCCCCAGCTACACAATTGAAGGAATCAAGCTCAAACGTTAACGCGGTTGTAGCTGCTCTTCAAAAAGGTAATTTGAAGTTTGCTCGTAACGTTTAATTTAAACATAAAAGAAAAGGAAATAACATGGCAGAATTTTTGAACGAATCCCAACTTGAAGAAAAATGGGGCCCGGTATTGGATGAAGAAACATCCGGCAAGATTGGTGATATTCACCGCCGTAAAGTAACCGCTGTTGTGATGGAAAACACTGAACGTGCTTTGGCATCTCAACACGAATCATTGAACGAAGCGTTGCCAGGTTCTTCTACTGCTAACGTTGCAAACTACGACCCAGTGTTGATTGGTTTGATTCGTCGTGCAATGCCAAAACTTATCGCGTTTGACCTAGTTGGCGTTCAGCCAATGACAATGCCAACAGGCTTGGTTTTCGCAGTACGTTCGCGCTACACAAGCTCAACTGGTGCAGAAGCTTTGTTTAACGAAGCAGACCCAGGATTCTCTACTGGTACAGCAGCACAATTGGGTGTGAACCCAGTTGGTGGTACTGACGGTCTTGCACCGTGGGATGCATCTCCAGGATTTACTTCTGGTGCAGCATCTGCGTACAACGCACAACCAGGATTGAGTGTAACTACAGCCGCTGGTGAAGACTTCGGTGGTGCAACAACTCTGAATGAAATGACATTCACTATCGAACGTCAAACAGTTACAGCTAAAGAACGTGCTTTGAAGGCTGGTTACACTGTTGAATTGGCGCAAGACTTGAAGGCTGTTCACGGTTTGGATGCTGAATCTGAATTGAGCAATTTGCTTTCTAACGAAGTGATTGCCGAAATCAACCGTGAAGTTGTTCGTACTCTGTACACCGTAGCTGTTCCAGGTGCACAAACCAACACACAAACTGCTGGTACATTTGACTTGGACGTTGACTCTAACGGACGTTGGTCTGTTGAACGCTTCAAGGGTTTGATGTTCCAAATCGAACGCGAAGCTAACCGTATCGCACAAACCACTCGTCGTGGTCGTGGTAACTTCATCCTTTGCTCTGCTGACGTAGCGTCTGCTTTGGCAATGGCCGGTAAGTTGGATATCGGTGGGCTTGGTTCCGGTGAAGCATTGACAGTTGACGACACTGGTAACACATTCGTCGGCGTGTTGAATGGCAAGTATAAGGTCTACATCGACCCATACATGGCTAACGGTGACGCTAACCAATTCGCAATGGTTGGTTACAAAGGCTCTAGCGCGTTTGACGCAGGTATGTTCTACTGCCCATACGTTCCATTGACAATGTACAAGGCGATTGACCCAGCTACATTCCAACCACGTATCGCGTTCAAGACTCGTTACGGCATGGCTGGAAACCCATTGAACGGTAACAACTACTCTGGTAACGGAGCAGCAGCAGCGTTCAACTTGGTTGCTCAAACAAACTACTACTACCGCTTGATGCGCGTAACCAACCTATCGTAAGAATAGGGTTGTAGTGTAGCAAAACAAAAGAGCCTGACTCAACATCAGGCTCTTTTCACATAATAAATACAGAAAGGAAGTAAACCATGTGGGAACAATTCTTAGCGTTCTTTACGCCTGATAATGGAATTTTTGTGGCAATCGGTTTCCTTGGTATGTTAGCTCATGCCTTGAAGAAATTCTACAAAAATGAATTGAGTGGAAGTGTGTATGACTATTTGTTCAATAACAACAAGAAGAGAACTGTGTTGGCTATCATGGCTAACGTTGGTGCTTTGGTTACTGTTGTCTTGAGCGGTCAATTACCTTCTCAAATTGGAGCATTCATTCTTCTTGCTTTCACAACTGGATTCACAGCAGATGCAACTGTAAATAGCGATTCTGCACCAGCCAAGGAAGATGAACCACAAAAGTAAGAACTAAATAAACGATGACAGACATTACACTGCAACCAAATCCGAATGAAGGAACTGCACTCAACTTTGATGGAAGAAGTTTGGTGCTGGATGGTCTCATTGCGTCTAATTGCCGCATGAGCTTTCCTAAGTTACCTGGTGTTCAGTTTTGGTTGCAGAATGTTGACTTGCCTGAGATACGTGTGAATGAGGTTGCTCAACATACTCGTTATGTTGACCCAAACCAAATCGGTGAGAAGTTGAACTTTGAACCGTACACTGTTACATTTACTGTTGATAAGTACATGCAGAATTGGGCTTCCATCTTTAACTGGATGAAGAGAATGACTGTCAATGGTTCTGCTGTTGACGAGACTGATGAATGTGTCCTTATCATCAATAATTCAGAAGTCCTCAAGTTTGTTGGTGCTTGGCCTACGTCTCTTGGAAAGATGAACTTTTCAGCTACAGATTCAGAAGCTAAATACATCACAACGACACTCACATTGAACTGTGACTACATAGATTACATCGGTGATTTTGGTACGGTGGATTCGAAGTACCAGTAAGAAACCTCTATAAGATTCTTTTAAGACTTATCTAATAAGGAATCATTCATGGAGGTACAGTCGAAATACTACAGGTTGTCAAACTATTTTGCAACTTTGAAAAACTTTTATATGAAAGAAAGTGAATAATTATGACCACAATCAACAAACTTGACATCAATAAGGTAATCGCTGAATGGAAGAACGATGCAACCATTGACGAGACCAAGATAAACACCGAAATCTGCCGTACATCCCAACTCCACTCCACATATCTAGGCTACTTCATCCAATTCAAGGGTGAACTCACTCGTGCTGAGTCAGCATATTATCGTATGGGGAACATGAAACGCAAGTATTACCGTGGAGAGTGTACACAGCCTGAACTGGCTAAGATGGGATGGCAACAATTCCAAGGACTGAAACCATCAGCCACAGAAATGAATTCACACCTCGAATTCGATACCGAACTGGTTACATTGCGTGAGAACGTGAACAACCTGAAAACAGCCGTAGCCAGCATGGAATACATCATCAAATCAATTTCCAGCCGAGACTACTCAATCAAGACGCTTGTTGATTACAACAGATACCTGAACGGAAACTAAGTGGAAGAAGACACAATCAAGATTTCAAGAGTCAATGAGGTTTACATGCGTGTGAACGCAGAACCTGGTATACTTCAAGAAATCAAAGAAGCATTCACATTCGAGATTCCGAACGCCAAGTACAATCCAAAGGTGAAGATGCGTATATGGGACGGTAAGATATCGCTCATGAATATTCACACCAAGCAAATGTATACTGGACTTTACTTTTCGCTCAAAGAATTTGCCGAATCTCGTGGCTATGCTATTGATTGTGATGACCAAAGCTACATCAATGGTGATGACGTGTCTCCGAAGGCCGTATTCGATTTCGTCAAAGGATTGAACCTTCATTCTGATGGGAAACCGATTCAGGTGCGAGACTATCAACTGGTCGCTATCTGGACAGCTATCAAGCATCGTAGACGCACGCTATTGTCACCGACTGCATCCGGTAAGAGTCTCATCATCTATTGCACCATCCGTTGGATTCTCGAAAAGACCAAGGGTGGAACTGCGCTGCTGATTGTGCCTAACATCGGTCTGGTGCGTCAAATGTACTCCGACTTTGAGGACTACTCAAGTCACAATGGGTTCGACGTTGACCAGATGACTCAGACCATTTCAGAAGGTGCTGACAAGAAAATCATTGCGAACATTGTCATCAGTACCTGGCAGTCAATCTACAAACAACCCATCGCATGGTTCAACCAACTCGACGGCATCCTATGCGATGAGGTTCACCTCGCGCAGGCAACCTCAATTAAAGAAATGATGGAGAAGGCAACCGAGGTGAAATATCGTGTCGGTTTGACCGGAACACTTGGTGATGCTAAAACTCATGAGTGGGTTATCACTGGTTTGTTTGGAAAAGTAACCCGCGTTGCGACCACCGCAGAACTCATAGAAAAGGGACAAATTGCAGACATCGCAATTTCGTGCTTAGTCCTTGATTATGAAGATAAAAATGAGAGAAAGCTCTTAAAAGAAGTCGATTATTCGACGGAATTGGACTATATCTGCGGACACGAAAAAAGAAACAATTTGGTCGCAAAAATGGCAATAGAATCAAAGGGTAATACACTCGTACTTTTCAATTTTGTAGAGAAGCACGGAAAATTGATTCACGAAATAATTCTCAAATTGTTGGCTGAAAAAGGTAACACAACGCGCAAAGTTTTCTTCATTCACGGTTCCGTAAAAGGCACTGACCGAGACCTCATGCGTGCGATTGTCGAAAAAGAAGAAGACGCAATCATCATCGCTTCGTATGGAACGATGTCTACTGGTACGAACATCAAACGTATTCACAACATCATCTTCGCATCACCATTCAAGAGTGTGATTCGTTTGCTGCAATCAATTGGTCGTGGTCTTCGTATGGCAGAAGGCAAAACGAAAATGAACCTCATTGACATTGTGGATGACTTCTCTGGTGGCAACAAGAAAAAGAACTTCACATTCAACCACTTCATCGAACGCCTGCGTCATTACACCGAAGAAAAGTTCGAATATAAGATTGTCCAGATAAAGATTTAGGCTTTTGATTTAATGAGATTTCATTGCTATACTTCCTGTGTTAAATCACATCAAGGAAGTAAAATGCAAGCCCAAGAATCACATGAATCAAATTTGAATGATAACGAAACCGGAGTTCAACTCTGGTCGTTGAAACTGATTACCGGACAACACATCATCACTGAAATGTATGACGTGGAACTACAGGAAGACTCAGATGAAATGTGGGGCGAGTTGTACATGATGGTCAACCCAATCGTTGTTGAAGAAATTGCTGGCGATGGTGGTGAATTGACAACAGCAAAACCATACGACAAGACAACCGATGACGACACGTTCGAAATCTACGCTGAAAAGTTCATGTCCGAACCAAAGCTGGTCAACAAGTTTTACACAGCATTTTATGTGAAGGCAATCATCTTCACATACGTCAAGAAAGTTCGAGCAGAACTTGCAGAATACAAAGACCTTCCACCGGAAGAGTTCAAGCAAAAAGAAAAAGAATTCGCGGCAAAGATAGACACACTCGCATCGTTTTTGGAAGAACGTTTCAATATTGGTCTAGAAGACAATGCTGACAAAGCAGCGGTTGTCCCAACCAATGTAACATTGCACTAAGGAATCACATGTCAGGCAAGCCTAATAAACCATTCTATGTAAGCAACATCGCTCTTTACGAAGTCTACGTTCCTTGGCTTGAAAAAGTCAGAGAAGCCGAAAAGAATGGCAAAGAAATCCCAGAAATCCCACGCTTCATTGCAGAGTCAATGATGAAGATTTGCACGCGCCTGACATACAGCCCGAAGTTCATCAACTACTCATTCAAAGCTGAAATGATTGGTGATGCACTGTACGACTGCGTGAAATATGCAACCAAGTTCAAGCCATCGTATATCTCCAAGAAGGGCGAATTCGCTGGTCAAGAACGTGTTGGAAATCCATTCTCATACATCACCACAATCGCATTCAATGCGTTCCTTCGTCGCATCGACACAGAACACAAACAGTCATACGTCAAGGCAATGATTATCGCCGAGACACCAGTGCACGAATTCTTCGACAGCATTGAAAGTGATGACGTTGAACTGCAACAAATCTTCACCGAGTTCGTTCGTGAAAACAGCGACAACTTGACCAACAACATGCCTCAAGCATTGAAGAAGAAAGCGAAGAAACTGAAAGAGCTTCAAGAACTGGATTTGCAGGCGATAGATAGCCACGTGAATCTCGAAAACTTCCAAGGTGAAGACGAGGTTCTATAATGAGCAAGTTCATCATCTTAGGTGACGTGCACATTGGCGCACGCTCTGCAAGCACAATCGTTATGGAACACCAACTCAACTACTTTGAGACGGTGTTCTTTCCGTATCTGAAAAAGAACGGCATCACCACAATCTTGCAGCTTGGTGACATGTTCGACACACGCAAGTTCTCAAACCACGTTGTGTTGTATCACTGGAAGAAACGTTTCTTCAAGTACATGGAAGACAACGGAATCGAATTCATCACGATTCTTGGCAACCACGACATTGCATTCAAAAACACCGTTGAAGTAAATGCAACAACGCTGTTCCTCTCTGACTACAAGAACGTCAAAATTATAGCTGAACCAACCGAAATTGAAGTTCAAGGTATAAAGTTCCTGTTGTTGCCTTGGATATGCGAAAACAACAGAGAAGTAATTGAAGCGATGGTTGCCAGTACGAGCGCCACATATTGTGCTGGTCACTTCGAGTTTGAAGGTTTTGAAATCCACCCAGGACAGGTAGCAACAGAAGGTGAAGACAAAGAAAAATATTCACACTTTGACACCGTGTTCTCCGGTCACTACCATACGAAGAGTAAGAAGGGCAACATTCAATACGTTGGCATCCCTTACGAACTGACATGGATTGACTACGAAGACCCAAAAGGTTTCATGTTGTTCGACGCAAAGAGTCAAAAGACTTCATTTGTTCGTAACACCACCCCAATGTTCGTCAAGCTGCACTATAACGATTTGAAGCAAGACAAAGAATACTACAAGACCATCGACGTTTCTATGGTCAAGAATTCATATGTCAAGTTGTTGGTCGCAAATAAAACAGACCCGTACCAATTCGACAAATTGGCAGACTTGATTGCATCGCTGGAACCAATCGAACTGAAAATCATGGATGAAATGGAAGACTTCGAAGATGTTGATATCGAAAAAGAAGTCGAAGTCGAAAACACAACAACATTGATAGAGAAGTTTGTTAAGCAGGTTGACACCAACCTCGACAAAGACAAACTGATTGCCAGCTTGAAATCGCTCTACGTGGAAGCTTTGAACATTACATAATGGCAATCAAGATTAAAGACAGTGACGGAAAGAAACATTCCGTCACCAACCAACGAGGTAAGAATTCCAGCTACTACCGTCCGTTCTACGGATGGACTCGTGTCGATTCATGGCGCAGACCGTATCCATACCGTGCACCGAAGCCACTAAAAACTTCCACTCATTCATCACACCGTAAAACACACCACTCATACGCAAGTTATCATCACCACGAGGCCATGCCCGGTTCGTTGAAAGTTCTATGGTGGTTGCTAGTTGGCGTGTTCAATGGTCTAATATGGTGTGTTAACAAATGCAGTAAGACCGAAGAATGATTCTATTCAAAAAACTCACCTACAAAAATTTTAAGGCTGTGGGAAATCATGCAATTACGATTGACCTAAATACTACCAAGACAACACTCGTCACTGGCAAGAATGGTGCAGGAAAATCCACCATTACGTCTGCCATTTGTTTCAATCTCTTTGGTGAAGACTTCGTTCTGAACAAGCCCGGTTTAATCAATTCAATCAACCAGAAGCAACTGTTGACTGAATTGGAGTTTTCAATTGGCGCAAAAGAGTATAAAGTAGTACGTGGAATCAAACCCAACATCTTCAAAATCTACGAGAGTTCGAAGCCTATCACGGCAGAAGACAAGCCGATGAATGAAGACGCTGCATCGCGTGACTATCAGAAGATTTTGGAAACCCAAATCTTGAAGATGGACATTCGAGCGTTCAAGCAAGTTGTGGTTGTTGGTGGTCGTTCGTATACACCGTTTATGAAGTTGAAAGTTGCTGATAGAAGAGAGTTCATCGAAGACTTGCTAGACATTCGAGTTTTCTCTACTATGGGTGGCATCCTGAAAGATAAGGTCAAACGCCTCAAGGAAGAACTGAAAGAGAACGATGAAGAACTCAAGACGATTCAAGAAAAAGTTGCACTCCAGAAAGCATTCGTTGAGAAGCTCTCGAATGAGAAGTCAGTTTCTATTGCTAAAATCGAAAGCGGAATCGCCGTTCTTGAGTCTGACAACGATGTTCACTATGCTGAAAGCAACAAACTTGTTCTCGAAGAGTCCAAGCTGATAGCTGAAAGCGAACCGTTCGCAAATGCATCATCCGACTTGGTGTCATTGAAGTACGAACTGAACACGCTCAATAAGGCTCAAGACAAGCTGTCGAAATCCATTGAATTTTATTCACATGTGACCGAATGTCCTACGTGCACGCAGGCCGTGTCGCAGGAACACAAAGACAAAATCATTGAAACAACATCACTCGAATTGGATGCGTGTCTTGCCACGTACACCACAACCGAGGGAAAGATGTTGCGTGCAGAAAAGATATTGAAACAGTTCAACGAGAAGCAAAAAGAGATTATCGACGTTCAACTTTCAATCTCAACCTTGCAGCGTGCAATCAGTTCGAACAACCACCTCATTCTTCGTTCACGTCAGCAGATTGACGAAATGAATTCTGACTCAACATCCATCGACGTTGAGAAAGTTAAGCTTGCCGAGTTCGCTAAGAAGTGGATGTCAATCAGCGAGAACAAAAAGAAATTGTTGGAGTCACAACAGTACAACGAATTCATGCAGCAGTCTTTAGCTGACAGCGGAATCAAATCGAAAATCATCAAGCATTACATTCCGACAATCAACAAGTACATCAACAAATATTTGGCTGACTTGGACTTCTTCGTGTTGTTCAATCTAGATGAAACTTTCGAAGAGACAATCAAATCACGTCACCGTGATAATTTCAAGTACGACAATTTCAGTGATGGTCAGAAGGCACGTATCGACTTGGCTCTCATGTTCGCATGGCGTGACATAGCAAAACTTCGCAATGCTGTCAACACCAATCTTTTGTTCTTGGACGAAATCGACAAAGAGGTTGATGGTGAAGGTTCTTCATTGTTGAGTGAGCTATTGAATAAAATCGAAAAGTCGAGTATATTCATCATTTCCCACAAGGGAGACCTGTTGCGTGACAAAGTAGAACGCTCAATCGAGTTCGAACTTCGTAACAATTTCTCAGAACTCGTAAAGAATCATTAACTTACACAACCCACTTGTTTTTAGTTCACAAGTATGTATAATGCCTCCATCCGTAATAGGTGGAGGTTTTTTTATTATGAAAGGGGTGTTCAAATCAAATGTTGACAATTAGTATCGGTGGTATTATTGTATTCATCGGTAAAATTATCGTGTGGGCGTTTTTCTCTGCTATCATGTCTTGGATTCCAACATGTGGTGGGCCACATCCATCAAAAACGGTATCACACATACTGCTTGCGATTTACCTGTCTGTTGTTGTATTCATCGGGTTGGTTGTGTTTACCAACTATATTAAAATCGTGTGGTAAAAAGGATGTATGACAAAAAACGAAATTCTGGAACACCTAGACTCGCTCACTGCGAAGTCTCCGTATGGCATCATGATTAAAAACGCATTCGACGTTGACGTTCCGGCTGGAATGCCACTATATATGCAAGAGCATATGTATCGCGGCTTGATGGTCAACTACTTCGACACAAATAAGGCAGACGAAATCACTCGCAGTGCGACTGAATATCTCGATGACCTACTCACACGTTTCCCTTGGCTTGACCGACCCTATGGTGACATCGTTCTAGATGCCACCGATAGAAACACGGACGCTCAACCCGAACGCTCATCTGTGCCGGATGGAACCGTCACCTTCTGCACAGTGCGTCAAAAGTTTCTGTTGTACCTTGATGGAAAAATAGCAGTACGTTGCAACACTCTGGATGCCGTGAAATACTACGGTAAAAAGAGACATGGTTGTTTATCATTTAATTTTGTGGAGGAAGCATAATGCAAATCGCAGGACTTATTTTCATCGCCATTTGGCTGGCAGCAATCGTTGGTTGGGTTATGAATATCGTAACTATTTTCCATACCGCAACTGACCCCGTAACCGGAATGTTCATCTTCCGTTGCATCGGTGTTTTGGTCGCCCCTGTCGGAGCAGTCTTGGGTTATTTCTAAGAAATCAACCACTTACGCATAGTAGTTGCGTAAGTTGAGTGTTCTGTATAGAATGCTCACCTTACTTAATTATATCAACACGGAGAAAGCACATGGAATTGAATCTTGGCCGAGACGTTACAACAAACATCAAAGGCGCAACCCAATTTGGCACAACCGATAACTCAAGCAAACTGTTTGCTATGTTGTCGAACATGCTGTACATCAACAAAGAACGTTCGTGCCTGACCGAACTCTCTTCCAATGCGCTCGACGCGCACAAACTGGTTGGCAGAGAAGACTTGCCTATCCATGTGACCATGCCAACATCACTGTCCAACGAAATCCGCGTTCGTGACTTCGGCCCCGGTCTTTCTCACGAAAATGTGATTCGCTTCCTGACCACTTATGGTGAATCGTCCAAGCAATCCAGCAACGATTTTATCGGCGGATTCGGCATTGGCTCCAAGTCTCCTGCCGCTGTGTCTGACACGTGGACGGTTCACTCCTACCATGAAGGTATACATCGTCAATACCTGATTTTCGTGTCTGCAACTGGCGTTCCATCGCTGACTAAAATCACTGAGAAGCCGACTACCGAATCCGGTCTGGAAGTTGTCATTCCCGTTAAGCAAGGTGCAACAAATGCCTGGACGAATGCGGCTATCGACACATACCTGCACTATCCGGTGAAGCCTGTTCTGCATAACTTCCCGCATGGTCATCGTCTGAACGTGTCGAAGACGGTTGTTGGTACAAACTTTGACCAATACAAACATTCTTCTCAGAATGAATGTGCTGCAATCATCAACCATCGCCAATATCCTCTGGATGGCAAGAAGGTTCTTGAAGGCATCACACTGCCGTCACACATTTCTGGTGTACTGGCGTTGAAGAACATTCTGCTCAAGTTCAACATCGGTGAACTGAGTCTCAGCTTGTCTCGTGAAAACTTGCAATACGACCACATGACGCTGACAGCAATCCAGAAGAAGTTGTACAGCGTGTACGACGAACTCAAGGCACTGTGGGAAATAGAAGTCAATACGAAGGCTGAAAGCGAACTGCACTACTTCACGCTCGGTTCAGATTTCTTCAACAAGTACATCATCACCGCTGGACATGGTGGTGCAGTCGTTGCGATGTACAATGCGTTTGGTGTTGGCTGCAAGCACTTCTCCAGCGCGTTCAGAATTGGACAACGCACTATCGAAATGAAATGGAAAAATGAGGCGAATATTCGCTTCCTGAATGCAAATTCCGACCGCATCATTTCTGGTAAGAATCCGCGTGCAAACTTCGGTTCGTACTATCGCCCTGCTTCATACGCCACTACCAAAGAATGGCAGTTGACTCTGAACATTCTCGGCGTGAATGACGTGGTGTTCGTACTGGATGATGCACCGATGGTGAATATGCGCGTAAAGCAAGCATATCCAACCAAGAATGTTGTTCTTGCTAACAATCTGGACGCAATCCCAGAATTCTTGAAGAAGAACATCGTTCTTGCTTCGAATCTGGCAAAGCCCGTAATCGTTCGCAACAAGGTTGTGAAAGTGAAGTCCGCGCTGTTCTGCGTGAGTGGTCGCAAGTTTGAAGCAGTTCATGAGTCGTACTTCACGAACCGCATTGCAAACGACAAGGCGCGTGTTGCGTATGTTCGTTTCACCAGCATCACAACAACGTCCAGCGTGGATGATGAAAAGATGCTTCGTAACCTGACAGACTTGGGTGTTACCGTTCTGGCTTTGAAGGCCGATGCAGATGTTCCAACATGGGCCAAGGCTCCGAAAGATGTGTTCGCTGAAATGCGTACCGAACTGATGTTGTCTTACCCGCGCATCGCCAAGACCGACTTCATGGCAAAGGTCAAGAATGACCCAATCCTTCGCCAGTTTGTTCCGGCTACGTTGAAGCGCACTCAGAATGCATCCAAGTGGAATGAATTCTTCGACTTGGTTACAGGAAAAGATAACATCAAAGAAATGGACAGCTACCAAGCCCGCCATGATATGATGCAAATCGAACGTCTGGATATGATTCTGGACGGCAAGAATACTCAGCGTACCAGCAAATATGACGGTGCTGTGACTGAGTTGGTTAAGACGTACCCGTTGTTGACTGTACTGGATAAATATGCGACCTTGACTTCACCGGAAACATATCGTAATATCATCCAGTATCTCGAAAGTTGTGGTGTTTAATTAAAGAAGGGAAATGATTATGTATGCAAACGTAGTGACAGAAGGCATGGTGTTGGTAGTTGATATCAGCACTGGCGAAGAAGTAAAGTTTTTCAAGACCGACAATCAATTTGCGAAAGCAGTTGAGTTGGTGAAGGCTGGCAAAGAAGCCGAGGTGTTCAAGCTCGATACGAAGTCGGTGGTTACATCGTTCTTCAAGGCCATGCAAGATGAATGGGAAGTTATCACCGTGTCCATCGAAAATGGTGTTGGTTTCATCACTCTCCACTCGTTCAACGACATGAAGGTTCCATTGGCTGATGTTATCACCAAGAAAATCCTGTCGATGGCTGAACAAGGTTTCCCTTGCAAGCCACTGGTGAACTTCTTGGGCAACCTGTACGAAAACCCAAGCAAGACCGCGATTGACGAACTGTATGGCTTCATCGAAGCATGTGACTTGCCAATCACCGAAGATGGCTACTTCATCGCCTACAAGATGGTGAAGTCGGACTACATGGACATTCACAGCGGCACAGTGCGTAACCAAATTGGTGACGCGCCAGCAATGCCTCGTGCAATGGTTGACGCAGACCGCAATCGTACATGCTCACAAGGCTTGCACTTCTGCTCCAAGTCGTACCTGTCGTCGTTCGGCTCAAGCCGCCGTGATTCAGACCGTTGCATGTTGGTGAAAATCAATCCTGCTGACGTTGTTGCAATTCCAGCGGACTACAATAACGCGAAGGGTCGCGCATGGACATACGAAGTAGTTGGTGAAGTTGAATCTGGCTGGCGTGCTACTCTGCCGCAAAAAGACTACACCGACAAGGCTGTGGTTTCTGCGAAGGGTAAAGAAATCGTTAACTACTCGGTTGCAGCACATGTGAAGGAAATCATCGTGAACGTACTTCATCTTGATGATGATGCATACTTTGCCGAAGCCATCAAATGCGATTTTGGTATTGATTTATTCGACCAAGACGCGGTGTTGGATGCACTCGAAGAAGAATTTGGTATCGACTTATTCGATACTGATTTCGAAGATGACGCTCCCGTTAGCAAGTTTGTTGAGGCCGTTGAATTGGCTTTGACACCACGTGCGCCAGTTGTTGCTAAAATGGCTACAGTCGTAGCTCAAAAGGCAACACCAGTTCTCGCATCCGGCTTCACCGCTGACTTCGAGAAAGGCTACACCACTGGCTTCACGCATGGTAAGAGCAAGTTGAACCAAATGGCACTGCCAGCCAATACGCAATACTCGGATGGCTATGCACGCGGTTACAAAGATGGCAAGAACAAGAAAGCACGTCTCATCAAGTAAGTCGTTGTAGTTGTATGGGACTACTCGCAACGGGTAGTCCCATTTTTATCATTAGAAAAAGGAAACATCATGCCAGTATCAAAACCAAATCATCGTACCAATTGGACTGCCAACACTCAAAAGCTGTGGCGCAGAATGTCCCAAAAGACAACCGAGCAAGTCAAGGAAGCACAACCGAATGGTTTCATGATTGAAACAATCCGCGAGACTCGTCATGGTCGTCAACTTCGCAATGCACTGCGCGGCACGAACCATCCGGCACTCCCAACCGACACCATCGCTTTCATGATGAAGCGTGCGGGAATAGATACACCGAACTTTGACAAGGCACTCGCTATGGGCCAGAATGTCCATAAGCAAGCAGAAGACAGCTTGTCAGTTGGCGATGGTGCGATTGTTCCACCAACAGCCATTACAGTTAATGAGCAAGTGGGAGCGTAAGCGTGAAGTTATCCAAACAGACGGTCGAAATTCTTCGTAACTTTTCGACCATCAACAGTAATCTAATCATCAAGGTCGGTAATAAAATATCGACCATGAGTGCGACGAAAGATATTCTTGCCGAGTATGAAGGTGCAGATACTTTTGACAAAACAGTTGCAATCTACAACCTCGGTGAATTGCTAGGTGCGTATGCCGCCTTCAACGACCCTGAAATCACTCTCGACACAAAACATCTGACCCTCACTCAGGGTAAGCAGCAAGTCAAGTACGTGTACGCAGATGAAAGCGTGTTGATTGCTCCGAAGAAGGACATTCAAATGCCAGCAGCAGAAATCAAGGTCACACTGACCAACGAAACAATTTCTCGTATGCAAAAGATGGCGGCAATTCTTTCTGTTGAAGACTTGGCAATCATCGGTGATGGTAAGACCGTTTCCGTGAAAGTGTTCGACAAGAAGAACCCAACTGCAAACAATTTCGAAGTTGACTTGGGAACTGACACAGCAGAAACATTCTGCGTCAATTTCAAAATCGAGAAGTTGCGTTTGTATCCATCCGACTACACCGTGGAAATCAGCAGCAAGAAAATTTCCAAGTGGACAGCATCCGGTTTGAAGCTGACCGTGTTCGTTGCGGTTGAGTCTGACTCGCAGTTCTAAAAAATCTGGTAACGGGAGTCACCAGTGTCCAAGACTCCCAAATTGTAATGGAGCAGTGAAAAATGCAAAAGACAGCAAATCATGGTAATGGCGAAACTCGTTATTTCTGGAACGTATCCTCTGTAACACCAACTGGAGAAACGTCCTCTGGTGTATATCGTAGCCGTTCCGCACAACTTGAATCGGTTAAGGCCACATTCAAGCGCAATGGTCACAAGAACGTTCGCATTACAGCAGCACGCGCCTAATTAAGGCATATCAGGCCAGTGACGATTGCCTTTCGCGCAGTTCTCACTGGCTGGTATTATTCTCAAATTCGCAAATACATGTAGACCACAAACTAAATCTGATATAAGAGGAACTATGTGGTCTACGTGTTGTTTGATGCCAGTTTCTTTTTCAATTCGTTTGGCTTCTTTGAATACGGAAAGATTTTGTTTTGTTTCAGTCCAGAATGGGGTTGCTTGTAGTTTAGTTGCACGGCGTTTTGCATCTGCCGCACACATTTTATCCTTATTAGCGTTTTTCCATGCTTTTTTTGTGACGGCAAGTTTTTCTTTGTTTGATTCATTCCAATTAGTCGTTTGCAATTTCATGCATTCTCTACATTGTGTTTGTAGGCAGTCTTTTCTGGATTTCTTTTGATTAAACTCAGATATGGGTTTTTCTGTTTTGCATTTGTGACAGAATTTTGTTGGAACTGCTGTATAAATACTCATGCTGATATCCTTCCCGATATTAGAGACCATGCGTATTCCACTACGGCGATGGTCATTGTTTTTGATTGTTGACAGCGGTATAAACTGCTGTATTATTTATGTACATTGTGAGGAAATTATGAGTGACGCGAATAAATTATTCTGGGCCGAGAAATACCGCCCTACAACGATAGATGAATGTATCCTCCCTGAACAAATCAAGGCCCAAGCACGCGGTCTAATCAAAGACCCTGCAATGCCTTCCATTCTTTTCCCTGGGCCTGCTGGCTGTGGCAAAACCACTCTGGCGAATGCTATGGCAAATGAAATGGGTGCAGACTTCATGGTTATCAACTCGTCGCTTGAACGCGGCATTGACGTTGTGAAGAACAAGATTAGCCAATACGCATCCACTGTATCATTCACAGACAGCAAGAAAATCACACTGCTTGACGAGGCCGATGGTCTGACACCAGACGCACAGAAGTCTCTACGTGGCGTGTTCGAGGTCTACGGTGGCAATCACACGTTCATCCTGACCTGCAACCACGCAGCAAAAATCATTGAGCCGATTCGCTCACGCTGCAAGGTTATCAACTTCAAGTTCACCAACAAAGACAAGCAAGAACTGGCAGCACAATTCGTGAAGCGCACGTTCGGCATCCTCGACAAAGAAGGTGTTGAATACGACAAGCGTTCTGTCATCGAACTGGTAATGAAGAAATTCCCAGACTTCCGCTCTGTGTTGAACGAACTGCAAGGATACGCGGCTGGTGGAAAGATTGACGCAGGTATCATGTTGGATATCGGCGATGAAGCATTCACTCAACTGGTTGCATCATTGAAGGCGAAAAAATTCAATGAAGTTCGCAAGTGGGTTGCAGAACACTCAGATATGGAGCAGACTCAGTTCTATCGAATGTTCTACGACAAGGCAGCAGAAAAGCTCCAACCACGTTCTGTACCAGAAATGATTCTGTTGCTCGGTGAATATTCATATAAGGCTGCATTCGTTTCGGATGTAGAAATTAACACAATGGCGTTCCTCACATCAATTTTGCTGAACGCCGCAATTGAATGGAAATAACATGTTTATAGACTCAAACGTAAGAAAGGTGTTCTTCACCGCCGATACACACTTCGGTCATAAAAACATCATCAAGTATTGCAATCGCCCGTTCGCCAATGTGGATGAAATGAACGACACCATGCGAAACAACTGGAACAAGGTTGTTGGCCCAGATGATATCGTGTTCCATATTGGAGACTTCGCGTTCTTGAAGAATCCACGTGAAATGATTTACTCCCTGAACGGAGAAATTATTTTGGTGCCCGGTAATCATGACGACGATGTAAAGCTGTTGGAGGTTATGGGAATCAACCAGACCAAGTTCGACATTGCGCCTACGCTGTTTGAAGTTGACTTCCAAGTGGAAGATGAGAAGCTACGCTTCGTCCTCTGCCACTACGCTCTGCGTGTCTGGAACAAGTCTCACCACGGCGCTATGCACCTGTACGGACACTCGCATGGAACACTGCCAGAAGACCCTACAGCGCGTTCTATGGACGTTGGCGTGGACTGCCACAACTTCACCCCAATCTCGTTGGATGGCGTTCTGGTGCACATGTACAAGAAGTCTTTCAAGCCAGTTGACCATCACGGTGAACGCAAGTGACACCTTTTGATATCGTCAATATCATCTACAACAAGACCGAGCATGACCGTGAGGAAGTGCTTGGTGATTACAATGAATGGCTCATAAACCATGCATTGAGTAACAACATGGACACTTTGTTGTTCGCGCAGGAAATGAGTCAGTTCAATCACCTTCCAAAGGACATTCAGTTCGACTTCTATCAATTCGGAATTCCAAAAGGAAAACGTTTTGGTAAATGGCACAAAGCAGAAAAGTCCGATGAAGAGATAATTAGAGCGTTATGTACAACTTTTAATTGCAATATGACAATCGCCAAGAGTTATTTGAAACTGATGGGAGACGAACAGAAAAAACTACTGCTTCAACGCGAGGGCGGAAAGTAAGTTTAAGGCATATCCGGCCAGTGGTGATTGTTCTTTGAAAGATTTTCGCTGGCTGGAATTATTCTTAGGTTTGATAAACAATGTAGACCACAAACAATATCAGATTGAAGAGGAACTATATGGTCAACGTGATATTGCAATCCGGTCAATATACTTCTAAGTGCGCACAGTTCATATATTTCATTCGTCACAAACTTTTCAAATTCATCATTAGACCATAAAGGGGTTGCTTGTAATTTCTTGGCGCGGCGTTTGGCATTGCGTAGATTGAATGATGATTTATTGCGTTGTAGATAATTGTGTTTACGTTCTGAAATTTTAAGTTTGTTCTCTTGATAGTACACCTTATATTTGGCTTTTAGGTGTTCGCTGTTTTGGTGATACTGTGATAGTTGAGATTTATTTTCTTTATAATGGACTAGATTATATTCTCTAACGCAAGATTTGCAGGTGTACTGCAAACCGTCTTCATTTGATGTTTTCTTTGAAAAATATTTTGTTGATTTTTCCGTTTTACATTTGTTACATATTTTGGTTATATAAATATACATGCTGATACTCCTATAAAGTGTTAGAGCCTATGGATTGTGATGAATCGTGATAGGTATGATTATTTATATGAATTGCGGTTCTAATAAATAGAAAATAACCAAAATGGAACTATAAAATGGATAACATTAATATTGGAATAGAAATTGAATTGAAAAACCCAGAAGATTTTCTGTTAGTTAAAGAATCACTAACGAGAATTGGGGTTGCGTCGAAGAGAACACAGACATTGTTTCAAAGCGTACATATTTTACATAAGCGTGGTAGATACTATCTAACACACTTCAAAGAACTTTTCACACTGGATGGTAAAGCATCCACGATAACACCAGACGATATCACAAGACGCAATTTGATTGCATCCTTGCTAAACGATTGGGGTTTGGTGACGGTGAGAAATATTTCTCTATTGGGTGACAAAGCACCGTTGCACCTGATAAAGATTATTCCTTTTAAAGAAAAAGGGAATTGGAAGTTGGAGTCCAAGTATTCCTTGGGCAATAAATCAAGATAACAGGAGAAAGTGAAATGAGTTTTCAAATTGAATTGGCTGACTTGGCCCAAGTGAATACAGTATTGGCAGGACTGGCTGAATTGCCAGCAAAGACTTCGTATGACGTGATTAACTCCGTCAAACGCCAAGCCGAAACGCAAATCGCTGCAACACAGGTCAAAGAAGCAGCACCAGCAGGACAGCAATTGCTGACCGAAGATGGCGGCAAATCCGCATAAACAAGACACCACACCCGACTCACGATTAGTCTCCCCAGACCCAATCGTGAAGTCTGGGTGGATTTTCAAAGTGAGCAGTTATTATGACGAAGGTGTTCTTGTCTTTGCTGTATATGAGCTACTTGGCTACACCAGCGTCAAATATTTTTCTAATCCTGTTGCATCACGAGAATGGATTGATACTTTGGTCGCTTATACAACCAAGATTTTTCCGTACAACTCGACCATAAAGTTAGAAGATTTGAAATAGTAATTGCAGCACCATATAATGAACCAGTGAAGTTTTACCTCTGAAAGAAACAATGAAAACAAAAGACGGTCAAGAACTTGAAGTAGTTGGGCAAGTTCAGATGGAGAAACCATACTTCATCGTTAAAATCCCAATTCCATTTTACCAAGGCACACGTCTGGTAAAGTTTATCCTATTGCCAATCACAGAATTTGATGTGAAAAATGGCGCACAAGAAGTGGAGTACGCAAATGTCACTACCTGATTTAGTCAACGGCGGTTTTGAAATGTTTGGTGGATTGTTTGTTCTCAATCACTGCCGAGCATTGTACAAAGACAAGATGGTTCGTGGTGTGAGCATCATCAGTACGATTTTCTTCTTGTCATGGGGATTGTGGAACCTGTATTACTATCCACACCTCGACCAATGGGCAAGTTTCTACGGCGGTCTGGTAATCGCACTTGCAAACATCTTGTGGATTTCTATGATGGTTTACTACTCGAAGGTGAAGGTGGTTTGATATGAAAAGAATTCTTTACTTGGATATGGATGGCGTTCTAGCCGACTTCGAAGGAACTACTCAAGCCCTACTCGGCTCAGAATACAACTGGAAAGAAGAAGTAGACAAACCACATTGGGGAATGGTGCAAGAGATTCAAAATCTCTACGCAATCCTTAAACCATTGCCAGATGCCCACGAGTTGTGGGATTGGGTTCACACACGTTTTGATGATGTTCGAATCCTCACTGCAATTCCAAAGCGTGCACACTTCCCAGAAGCCGTGAACGACAAACGCAATTGGATTCACAAACACTTTGGCCCCGCTAAAGTCTGCTTTGGGCCATATGCATACGACAAACAGTTCCACTGTACTGATGGTGATATCTTAATTGACGATGCCGAGATAAATATCAAACAATGGAACAGCCGTGGCGGTTATGGAATCCTCCACACCTCGACAAAAAATACAATTGAAATAATGGGAAGCTAACATGAAAATTATTGGACTCAATGGCGCAGCAGGCGCGGGCAAGGATGCCCTTGCAAAGCAAATTATCGACCGTCATGGTTGGGCTACATATGCATTCGCTACACCAATTCGTGCAGCGTTGAATGGTGCGTTCCAAATTCCTTACGAGGATATGGCAGACCCTGTGTTGAAAAACAAACCAGACTATTTGTTTGGTCGTAGTATTCGCTACATGATGCAAACTCTTGGAACTGAATGGGGCCGTGAATTGGTCAACCAAGAAATCTGGATGCTTGAAGCTGAACGCCGCATCAACTCAGTTCGTGATATGGTTCAGGGAATCGTTATCACCGATTGTCGTTTCCCGAATGAAGCAGACAAGATTCATGAAATGGGTGGCATCGTTGTGAAAATTACTCGCACCGACAACCCATACGCAGCAGCAGTGAATGCGAACGGTGCAACTGCCCACGCATCCGAAGCTGGATTGTCCGCCGAAAAAATCGACGTGAACATCTACAACACATCATCAATCGAAGCAATGTATGACGCTTTGGTTCTTGCTCGTCCAGACTTATTCAAATGATTTTCATCATCATCGCCGCAATCGTTGCATTGGCGTTAGCAACAGTATCAGAAGCTTTCAGTATTATCGGTATGGCTCAAACCTTCCCGTTTATTTTCTGGTCGGTTATCGCAATGGGTGTGGTGTTGGGTGCTGGTAAATTAGTTGGAGCATCATTCGTATACCGTTATTGGAAGACAGCGCCAAAAGCGTTGACAATTCCAATTGCGGTTCTCGTATGTGTGTTGACCGTGACGACAATCACCAGCCACTTTGGTTATTTGTCGAATGGTTATTTACATGACTCGTTACCATTGAAGCAGGTAACAGTTCAGATTGAGCAGTTCGAAAAAGAACGTGACCGCAAGATTGTTCGCAAACAAGAAATCGACACACAGATTGCTCAATTGCCAAGTGACCGTGCTGCTTCTCGCGTGAAGCTTGCAAAGCAGTTCGCAGATGAACAGAGCGCATTGACAACTCGAATCAATTCTCTGGATACACAAATCACAGAATTGAAGGGAAAACAACTTGACGCAACAAGTCACGTTGGCCCGATTGCATACATTTCTTCGGCAATTGGAATTACCACAGATGATGGGGTAAAATGGTTCATCTTGTTGATAGCTGGTGTGTTCGACCCACTTGCATTGTTGATTACAATTGCAATCAGCCACATGATGGAAGTCCGCAAGATTGAACTGGCAGAAGCAAGCAAAGAGGACGAGACCGAAGAAGTCGAACAACCAAAGAAGCGCATCAAGAAACCTCTACCGCAGTCAAATGATTTGTTCGAATTGACAAAGGATGTAGAAGCACCTAAAGTTGTCGAGCAACCAAAAGTAGTTGAAGCACCGAAAGATGCGTTTGTTCCAATAACGGAATCAAACAGAAAAGAAGCCCCACCAACACCGCCTGCGTCCAGTACGCGAGGAATGAAAGTTACAACCCCTTACTCGATTAGATAATGTCAGAATTTTATACTTATGTCGGAGTTCTTGGAAACAAGATTCTCTATCGTGGCTACCGTGATGGAAAACCTGTAATGGGGAAGGTCGATTACAAACCGACCCTTTACACACCATCGAAGAAAAACTCACCAGTTCTCAAAGGTCGTCAATATGAAGACCAATGGACTTCGTTGTACGATGAACTGCCACTTGAACCAATCAAGTTCGCTGACATCAAAGAAGCAAAAGATTTCGTCAAGCAGTACAAAGATGTTTCTGGTTTCCAAGTCCACGGAATGGACAAATATAACTACCAGTTCATCAACGAACACTTCAAGGGTGATATCGAATATGACGTGAGCATGTGTAACATCATGACGTTCGACATTGAAGTGATTACGCCGGATGGTTCATTCCCAGATATCCAAGCAGCGACAGCACCAATCGTGCTTATCTCGCTGTACAGCACCAAGACCGAAAAGACTCTTGTGCTTGGTATCAAGTCGTATGTGCCAACACCGGATGATAGCTTCGAGTACATGCTGTTCAGCACCGAACGCGAAATGCTCTTGTACTTCATCCATTACATCAGCACAACAAACCCAGACATTTGGACAGGCTGGAACACAGAAACATTCGATATTCCATACATGGTAAATCGTATCTCTCGCGTGCTGGATTCTGACCACGTTAAGAAGCTGTCGCCGTTCGGTTACATTCGTGAAAAGAACGTAATCATCCAAGGTCGTGAGATTCAAACCTTCGAATTGTATGGTGTGGTTAGCTTGGACTATCTGGAACTCTACCAGACGCTTCCACAGCCTCGCCAAGGCCCGTTTGACATGGGATATGTAGCACAGCAAGAAAAGCTGACTGCGCAGAAGCTAGACCTGCCTGGTGAGTCATTCAAGGACAACTACGACAATTACTTCCAGACATTCGTTCAATACTCGGCGGTTGACTCCATCGTGATTAAAGAACTGGATGAAAAGCTGAAACTGATTGACATCGTGTTCTCGCTTGCATACCTGTATCGTTGCAACCTTGCAGACACATTCCGTACCGTGTTGCCGTGGGAAATCTTCATTTTCAACTACCTTGCAGAACGCAAGATAGCCGTTCCACCACGTAAGCAAAACTTGGATGCCGGATTCGAAGGTGCATGGGTTAAGGAACCAAGACCTGGTATGTATGGTTGGGTTATGTCATTCGACTTTGCTGGTCTGTATCCACACGTTGCAATTCAGTGGAACATTTCACCAGACACATTGATTCAGGACTACGAGCCATTGACGGTTAACGACTTCCTGAATAAGACACCAGCAGCACGTGATGCGCAGGCATACGCTTTAGCGAATAATCTGACTTTAGCTGCTAACGGAACTATGTACCGCAAAGACAAGCTTGGCTTCTTGGCCGACTTGATGCGTATGACGATTGACGGACGTAAGGATGTCAAGAAGCTGATGTTGAAGAAGGAACAGGAATATCAGGACACACACGATGACGCATTGCAGAACATTATCTCTGCATTGAACAACCGTCAGATTGCGTTCAAGATTGCTGGTAACTCTGGATACGGTGCGTTGGGTAACAAGGGCTTCCTGTACTTCGATTCGCGTGTTGCAGAAGCGATTACGTTGACCGGACAATTCTCAGACCGTCACTTGGTTGATGCGTTCAATTTGAAGTTGAACGAAATCATGAAGACCGGAACCATCGACTATGTAATCATGGGGGATACAGACTCGGTGTACGTTAACTGCCAACCAATCGTTGATAAGTTCTGTGCTGGTTTCAGCGAAGAACAAATCGTTACCTTCTTGGATAAGTTTGGCGCGACTGTGTTGCAAAAGGTTGTGCAAGAATCCATTGACGAAATCTACGAGTCATCGAACGGCTACCGCAAGGTGATGAACAGCAAACGTGAAGCGATTGCATCTAAGACTCTCGTGCGTAAGAAGAAAAACTACGCGATGAAAGTGCACAATTCGGAAGGTGTTACATACAACCCACCGAAGATGAAAGTGCTTGGTTTGGAAATCGTTCGTTCAACAACACCTCAATGGTGTCGCAAGAAGTTGAAGGAATGTTTGCAGATGATGTTTGATAAACCGGAACTTGAACTTCGTGCGTATTATGCTAAACTGTATGCTGAGTTCTGCACCCTGACCGTCGAAGAAATCGCAACACCAAAAGGTATTTCTGATATCGACAAGTGGATGGGTTCAAACGGTTTGTACATCAAAGGTGTTCCAATGCATGTGCGTGGTTCAATTCTATACAACTACCACACAAAACCATTTGAGAAATTCCCTGCGTTGGCAAATGGCGATAAGATAAAATATGTCTATCTCAAAAAGCCAAATCCTATTAACGAGAATGTGATTTCATTCGGTAAGAAATTGCCAGTGGAACTTGGATTGCACAAGTACATCGACTATGAAGTTCAGTTCGAGAAAGCGTTCAAAGAACCATTGAAGTCTCTGACAGATGCAGCCGGATGGAACTTGGAAGATGTATCAACATTGGATGACTTCTTCGAATGAGAGTAATCATCGCTGGAAGTAGAGGAATCACAGATTACGAAATTGTTCTAAGAGCAATTTACGAGTCTGGTTTCCAACACAGCACCGTGATATCTGGTGGTGCAATTGGGGTTGATAAGCTTGCTGAGAAGTGGGCCAAGTCTACAAACAGAAACCTCGAAGTCTTCCATGCAAATTGGGCGCTGTATAAACAAGCAGCAGGCACAATAAGAAATCGTCAGATGGCAGAACATGCTGATGCACTAATCGCAGTTTGGGATGGTGTGTCGCCCGGTACTGCCAACATGATTGATGAGGCTAGAAAACGTGGCCTCAAGGTGTACGTTCATTCCATTGGTGGTTTGGACGATTTTATGAAATGAAAAAGGTGAAATATTATGCATCCTTCGATAATGACGTTTAGCGGCGGTCGATTCAATTTTCTTGAACCGAGAGCCAAAGATGTTCAAATTTTAGATGTGGTACATGCTTTGTCGAATGTATGTCGATTCGGTGGACATTGCAATCAGTTCTATTCCGTAGCACAACACGCTGTATTGGTAAGTTATCTGGTTGAACCTGAGTTCGCGTGGCAAGCGTTGCATCACGACGACTGCGAAGCCTACACTGGCGACATTCCAACTCCATTGAAGCAACTCATACCAGACTACAAGGTAATCGAACATAACTGCGAACAAGCAATCTGGGCCAAGTACGGCTTGCCAGAAGTCCTATCGCCAGCCGTGAAGGTAGCAGACTTGCAAGCATTGTGGTTAGAGCGTGAAGTATTGCTCCCAGACGAGCCAGGAATCATCTGGTCGTGTTTCGATGGCATTCCACGTCCACTACCACAAGTCGTAGTTCCACTGCTTCCAATACCGGCTCGTAAGCTGTTCATGAACCGTTACTTCGAACTATTGGAGATTCGCAATGCAAGCTAGAGTTTTGGCAATGTCCGACATTCTTGAGTTCTGCCAGAGACGTTCTGGTAGAACAACTGAAATCGTGAACATATGTATAGACCATCTGCAAGTTGGTGAAAAGATGCTTGTTGTTGTAGCTCATAACATGAGCATTTGCAACTACATTGCAACTGAAATTCGAATGCAACATCCACTAGTAACAGTTAGCGGATATATGACATTTGAATTATACGGAAACAGAGGTATGGTAAAGATTGTCACGCCGGATAAGCTGGAAAATCTAATGCGCGGGGCAACGTTCAAGGATATTCTGTTTGACACACCGGAAGTGGATTTGTTCACCTCTAAGTTCATTGGTGAATACGTCATGCATCAGGAACGTCTGTATTCAAATAATCCGATGTTCAATTTCTCAGTTCCTCCAATGGGGATATCTGGTGCACCAACATTTTCTATGTCACCCGGTAGTTTATACGTGAATGTTGGCCCATAAATAGACTGCTGAACACGATAGTAGTGTTTAGCGATGGAGACACCATCTTTCAATCAACAGTTAACTAAGGAGCATTAAATGGCATCACTTCTCGACACCCTAAAAGAAATAGGTTCAATCAAATCCGAAGTAATCTCTCAGTCTGGATTCTTCAAACAAAAAGACGCAGTACAAACCTCAGTTCCAATTATCAACGCAGCTTTCACTGGCACACTCGACGGTGGCTTGGTCTGTGGTTCTACAATCATCGCTGGCCCATCCAAGCACTTCAAAACTCTTCTAGCTCTCTTCATGGTACAAGCGTACATGGAAAAGCACAAAGATGCGATTTGCATTTTCTATGACTCTGAATTCGGCGTAACTCCTGAATACTTGGCAGCACAGAAAATCGACGGTAGCCGCGTATTGCACATTCCTATTCTCCACATTGAACAATTGAAGTTCGATATCATGAAGAAGCTGGAAGCAATCAAGAAGGGCAACAAAGTAATCATCTTCATCGACTCGCTCGGCAACTTGGCATCCAAGAAGGAAATCGAAGACACGATGGATGAAAAGTCTGTAGCCGACATGACCCGCGCAAAGCAATTGAAATCGTTGTTCCGTATGGTTACACCTCACTTGCCAATCAAGGACATTCCTTTGATTGCCATCCAACACACATACGACACCCAAGAAATGTTCAGTAAAACAGTGGTTTCCGGTGGTACAGGCCAATACTACTCTGCAAACAACGTGTTCATCATTGGTCGTGCAATGGAAAAAGATGGAACCGATTTGACTGGCTACAAGTTCACCATTAACATTGACAAGTCACGTTTCGTGAAGGAAAAGAGCAAGATGGCGTTCTCCGTGTCGTTCGACGGGGGCATCAACAAATTCTCTGGACTTCTTGAACTCGCATTGGAATCCGGTCATGTAACCAAGCCTTCAAATGGTTGGTATCAGAAGCGCGGTGAAGAAGCGAAATTCCGTGAAGCCGACACAAACAACTTGAAGTTCTTTGGTAGCATCATTTCCGATAAGGAATTTGGTGAATTCGTTCGCAACAAATATCAACTTGCAGTGGGCAATTTGGTAAGCACCGAGGTTTAAATTATGTTCAAAGTATTGCCTGAGACAAACGCATCTGGATTTCATTTAGTCGAATTGACGGATGGAGAATTCAAAGGTATTGTGTATTCGTATTCGAAGGTTTCCTTCAAGGAAAATAAAGCACGAGACCAACTCGTGTGGAAATTCGAATACGACCTTGCCGTGGGTGAAGTTCCTTTCACAAAGAAGGAAGCATTCAAAAAAGTCCTCGGCGACAATCTCATGGCAATACTTGAACAACAACTGGATGAAGGTACTGCCGTGTACCACGGTGGCACAAATAGATTAGAGTGATTATGGAAAATGTGGAAAGTATCATCCTTGAAAATCTGGTTACAAATGAAGAGTACATTCGACATGTGCTTCCTCACCTGAAACCAGAATATTTCAACAACAGAGTAGAACAAACAATATTCAATTTCATTTCGGCATTCTTTCAAAAGCATAACAAGCAACCGACTCAGCGCATCTTGCACTTGATGTCGAAAGAATATCCGAAATTCAAACAAGAAGAATTCGAAGAAGCACAAACACTAATCGGTGGGTTCAACCTCGAAAAGGAAGACAATATCGGTTGGCTCAACGAGCGTACAGAACAATTCTGTAAAGACCGTGCGGTGTATCTCGCCCTTCAAAAAGCAATCAACATTGCCGATGATATCGACGTTACATTTTCGAAGGACGCAATCCCTTCAATTCTGCAAGAGGCACTTTCAGTTTGCTTCGACAAAAATGTTGGTCACGATTATCTTGACGACTATGAACATCGTTGGGACTTCTACCACTTGAAGGAAAAGAAGGTTCCATTCTCTTTGGAAATCTTCAACAAGATTACAAACGGTGGTATGTCATCCAAGACGTTGAACGTTCTGGTTATGCAGACCAATGCGGGTAAATCGTTGTTCATGTGTGACCAAGCTGCATACGCAATCAAGAGCGGCAAGAAGGCGTTGTACATCACGCTTGAAATGGCAGAAGAACGCATCGCTGAACGTATCGACTGTAACTTGTTGGGTGTAACAATGCCCGAACTGAAACGCATGAACAAACCAGAGTTCACTTCCAAGTTGAAAGACTTGAAGGCTGCTTACGCTGGTAATCTGGTCATCAAGGAATACCCAACAACTGGTGCACACGTTGGTCACTTCCAAGCGTTGCTAGACGAACTGCGCATGAAGAAGAACTTCATTCCAGACGTTATTTACATCGACTACATCAACATCTGCGCGTCACAACGTATGAAGGTTGGTGGTAACTCGAACATGTACGAGCGTGTTAAATCAATCGTGGAAGAAATGCGCGGCTTCGCTGTGTACAACGACATTCCTATTTTGACTGCAACACAATCAAAAGCTTCGTCGTGGTCTAGTTCCGATATGGAAATGGGCGATGCATCTGAATCCAGTGGTACAGCAATGACTGCTGACTTGATTCTTGGTGGTATGCGTACAGAAGAATTGGATGCACAGGGCTTGGTATTATGGAAGCACTTGAAGTCCCGTTACAATGACACGAACTACTACAAGAGATTTGTTACAGGAATTGACTTAGCGCACTTCCGATTCTATGATGTTGATGAATCAGAGCAGGCCAAGATTTCAGAACGAGGCCGAGGCGAAGAAGAAGCACCCGTAACCAATCGTACCAAGTTCACTTCTCAAACAAGTGGTGATGCGGTCAGAGAACTGGATTTCAATTAAGTGAGCTTTCTAGAAGAAGAGTATCTCCGTAGAGTTTCGTACAAGCTGCGAAACTTTACGGCAAAGGGCAATCATACTTTCAATTTCAGTTGCCCAATCTGCGGCGACTCGAAAAAGAAACTGACGAAGGCACGCGGCTATGCTTTCGACAAGAGTGGTTCGCTTATCACAATGTGCCACAACTGCGGACACAGCACTTCATTCCCAAATTTCTTGAAGACGATAGACCCACTATTGTTCGAGGAATTTGTGATGGAGCGTTTCAAGGATAGAATGGGTGCAAGTTCTTACAAGGAACCGGAGCAAACATTCGACATGATGAAAGAGTTGACTGTCAAAACGAAACAGCATTCAATCTTCACCAGCCTGACCGAACTGAAATATCTACCAGAAGAACATCCTGCGTTGAAGTATGCGCTAGGTCGTCACCTAAACGTTGATGAATGGGAACTCTATTACGCACCAAAGTTTTTCGATTGGGCGAAAATGACTACAGAAAAATTCGATGACGTGAAAGGTAAAGACCACGCTCGAATCATCATTCCATTCCGTGCGAAAAACGGTGAATATATAGGATACACGGCTCGAACGCTTGGAGACGAAACCCCAAAATACTACCGTGTTTTTCTAGATGACGATGAAACGGAAGACCGCTTCTTTGGTCTGCACAAGCTGGATAACGATAAGCAAGTGTATGTGGTTGAAGGCGAGATTGACTCATTGTTCCTGCCAAACGCCGTAGCAGTATGTAACGGTAAGTTGAACAGTTACATGAACAAGAAAGCAATCTACATTCCTGACACAGACAAGCGCAATCCTCATATCGTGAAGTTCATTGAGAACATGCTGAATGCTGGTTTGAGAGTTTGTCTGCTGCCGGATAACCTACCCGGGAAAGACATTAACGATTTAGTTAAAGCAGGTTTGACCCAAGAAAAAATCGTTGATATTATAAATGCGAACGTATATCAAGGGTTAGCAGGCAAATTGAAGTTCAATAATTGGCGAGTAGTTAAATAACAATGGAGAAACAAATGCACACAGTAAAATTCAAATCAACAAGCTACGATGATGACAGAAAAACAGTTATCGCGGATACAGCCGCCTCATGGGAAGACCAATCTACAATGTTTTTGGCATTCCTCAAAGGCCAAGGATTTAAGGTAAGCGCCGGAAGCCTGGCTAATCATTATGGCGAGTTGGCAGATGAAGACCCAACTGTTGTATACGGAGATTTGATTGTCACCGGAGTAATTCGCGCTGGTGGTGATGTAGTTGCATTCGACCCAGAAGCGGAGGCAACAGAATGAAAATCGTTAAACCAACATTCGAAATTTTGGGCTACACCCCAAACATGACCAAGCTCATTGAGCGAGGTATTCGAACCGCTTACAAAAGCGAAGACAAGATAGGAGAAGGCAGTGATGTCGAAATCATCGAACGTATTAAGAATTTCAAGCACGAAAGCACTCTTGAGCATGGGAGTATTACTCTGCACTTTGTTACCGATAGAGGTGTTACTCACGAGTTGGTGCGACATCGCCTTGCATCCTTCACGCAAGAGTCTACTCGTTACTGCAATTATGGAAAAGGAAAGTTCGGCTCTGAAATTACAGTAATGGAACCGTTCTTCTTCATGGGAGAAACTGTAAACCAAAAATTGAATCTGGGTATGTGGGAAGCAGCTTGTTTGGTTGCAGAGACTCAATATCTGGCTATGTTGGGTGCTGGCGCAAAGCCACAAGAAGCACGCTCCGTACTTCCAAACAGCTTGAAGACAGAAATCGTCATGACCGCGAACCCGCGTGAATGGCGACATGTTATGAAGCTTCGTACCGCACGCGAGGCTCACCCACAGATTCGTCAAATCATGTGTCCACTGCTAGTTAGCTTCCGCGAAATGTGGCCTGTTCTTTTCAATGATGTTGGCGACATTGAACATGAGTCACCAGCCACCGAAGTATTCGGCAGCTATGATGAAGCAGTGTTCGAGGAAGAAGAACTTCATGTGTAAGTATGTTCTCAACACAAAAGAAAAATGCATCGTAAGCACCAAGGGAGAAATTATGCGCCCTTCGTGCATTGATGATGTAATCGCGCTGCACGCTTATTACCTTGGCTGCGGTGAAAAAGATGACGCACAACATCTACTAAGACGCGTGTTCAAAGGTGAAAAGGTCATCACTAAGATGATTCAGGGTATGCAGAACGAAGTGAAATCAAAATAAGGAAATGAAATGAAAACAGAAATTATTGCAATTATCGACAAGTCAACTTCAATGATGAATCTTGTTGCCGAAACCATCAAGGGCTTCAACTCATTCATCGACGGTCAGAAGGCGGTTGAAGGCGAGTGCAACGTCACCACAGTTTTGTTCAGTGGTCGTGAAGAAACAGCATACGAAGTTCTCTACACAGCATTGCCATTGGCATCTGTTCCAGAAATGTCAACCGCTCAATATCGTTGTGGTGGCTGGACAGCAATGTTCGACGCAATCGGAACTTCCGTAGAAGCCGCTGGTCAACGTTTTGCATCCATGAGCGAAGCAGACCGTCCAACCAAAGTCATCGTACTTATCATCACCGATGGCGAAGAAAACAGCAGCCGCAAGTTCAACCAAGAACAAATCAAGGCAACCATCAAACATCAAGAAGACAAGTACGCATGGGAATTCATGTTCCTTGGTGCAAACATCGACACCGTTAAGGTTGGTTCGAACTTGGGTATGAAAATGTCCAACGTGTCCAACTACTCTGCTGACGCAATTGGAACGTCGATTGCATATGACGCATTCAGCACAAAGTCCGCTGGTCTTCGTCGTGGTATGACAGCGAACTCAATCAACTTAGCAAGCGTTGTTGCCAACGGCGGAAAGTAATGAACGTTTTATCAAATGTGAAGTGGTGGTTTAAACGCCAGAAGTTGGCGATAAAGGTTGGCATAACGCATGGCCTTTATTACTACCACAGAGCAGCAACCAACATGCCTCAGTTGGTTGTTGAGGAACTTCGCAAACATCCAGCAGACCCATCAATCTGGTCAATCGAATCTGAGGCAGTACGAGCGTGGAAACACAAGACCGCAATGATGATTCAACAAGAGCGTATCAAGATGGCAGAAGCTGGTCTTGACTATGACAAAATAATGAAAGGAACCACAAATGACACAACAAACAAATAACATCGACTACGCAGACATGGTTGCAAAGCTGGCAAAGCCCGGTGAAGTAATTCTTGCAACTCTGACACCAACCGATTGTCATATATGGCATATGGCTACAGGTATCTCCGGTGAAGCTGGCGAGTTGTTGGATGCAGCTAAGAAGGCTGTTATCTATCGCAAGCCATTGGACTTCGATAACGTCATTGAAGAACTCGGCGACTTGGAATTCTACATGGAAGGTCTGCGTCAGGCTTTGGATATCACACGCGAACAAACGCTTGATGCCAACAAAGCAAAGCTTGGCATCCGTTACCTGAATGGCTACTCTGACAAGGCTGCACAAGTACGTGCAGACAAGCAATGACCTCCACAGTTAAAGTAACTGCGCATCCAGCCGAAGGGCTGGTTGTTGAAGTAAAGGGTGAAGGGATAAGTGTAATTCTGAAAAATGAAGAAGAAGCTACCTTTCACGTCTACCCTGGTCATGGATTGCAAGTCAGCGAAATTACATCGAAGTAAACCAAACGATATATAGAACACCGATAACAAAAATAGAAGGTTAAGATGGCTGACAAGAAAGCTTTAGCACAAGATTTTATCAACCACGTCAAAGAACGTGTGAAACTAATCAATACAGACCCATCCCGCGATGCTCTGCTTGATACAATCGGTCTAGACCGAATGAACGACAGCTACTACATGGCTGGTGAAACATCCCCGCAAGAACGTTACGCATTCGTATCAGCAGCTTTTGGTTCAAACCCAGAACACGCGCAACGCCTGTATGACTATTCATCCCAACATTGGTTCGGCTATGCAACACCAATTCTGTCTTTCGGTAGAAACAAAAAGAGTCTTCCTATCTCGTGCTTTGGTACTTACATTCCAGACACAGCGGACGGCTTGGTGGAAACATGGGCCGAAACGAACCGCATGTCTATGATGGGCGGTGGTGTTGGCTTGTACTTCGGCATTCGTAGCCAAGATGACAAGTCGGTTGGTTTGATTCCACACGCAAAGACATATGACACGTCCGTTCTCGCTTACAAACAGGGAACAACTCGTCGTGGTTCGTATGCGTTGTATATGGATATCAACCACCCAGAAATTGTTGAATTCTTGAAGATGCGTACAGAGTCCGGTGGAGACCCAAACCGTAAATGCTTGAACCTTCACAATGGCATCAACATTCCAGATGCGTTCATGGAAATCATCGAACGTTGTATGCATGACCCAAAAGCAAATGACGATTGGAAATTGGTTGACCCGATTACCAAAGAAGAAAAAGGTGTTGTGTCTGCAAAAGAAATTTGGCAAGAAATTCTTGAACTGCGTTCCGGCGCAGGCCGTGGTGAACCATACATCATGTTCTCTGATACTGTGAACAACGCAGCACCAGAAGCGTATAAGAAGCATGGTCTTGTTATCAACCACTCGAACCTATGCTCAGAAATTACTCTGGCTACCGATGCACTCCACAGCTTTGTTTGCTGTTTGAGTTCAATCAATTTGGTTCATTGGGACATGTACAAGAACAACTACCAGTTCTTCCTCGACTTGGCAGAAATGATGGACAACGTGTTGCAATACTTCATTGACTTTGCACCGGACAACCTATGGCGTTCTGTGGCATCTGCTGTACGTGAACGTAGCATCGGGCTTGGTGTGATGGGATTCCACTCATATCTGCAATCCAAGATGATTCCGTTTGAGTGCGCAATGGCAAAATCTTTGAACATGCGAATCTTCAAAGAGTACCGCGCAATGCTCGACAGAGCTAATGCCGAGTTGGGTGCACTAAGAGGCTCACCAAGCCTCCTAGAAGGCACAGGACTGCGTTTCACGCACTTGATGGCACTAGCCCCTACCGCGTCGAATAGTTTGATTTGTGGTAACGTTTCAGCGTCTACAGAACCTTGGAGAGCAAATGCTTTCCGTCAGGATACTTTGAGCGGTTCGTATACACAAAAGAATCTATACCTAGATGGATACTTGCATAAGTTCCAAATGGAACACGGCATGAAGTTCGATTGGATTGAAGAACAGTGGCAAGAAATTGTCAATGCGGCTGGTTCAGTTCAAGGGTTGAAATGGATGCCTCAAGAAGACAAAGATGTTTTCAAGACTGCATCTGAAATTGACAACATGTGGGTTATTGAACATGCTGCTGACCGTCAAGTTCATATTGACCAATCACAAAGTCTGAACATTTTCATTCAGCCAACAATTTCAATTCCTCTTTTGCACGCAATTCACTTTGCAGCATGGAAGAAAAAATTGAAGACGATGTACTACTGCCGTTCAGAAAAAATCCACAACACTTCCGTTTCTAAGAAAGTGGTTCGTGAGAAGTTGGAAGACGACATTCAATTGATGAAAGACATTGCAGCAGGCGAAACTTGCATTGCATGTGAGGGTTAAGAAATGACAACACCAAAAACAAAACTGAAACTAACCGATACACGTCATAACTTAAAGCCTTACCAATATCCCTGGGCTTGGGATTTGTGGGAGAAGCATGAATCTATGCACTGGTTGCCAAAAGTAATTCCAATGCAACAAGACATTTCAGATTGGAATGGAAAACTAACCGAAGGCCAGAAGCACTTCTTGCTACAGATTTTCCGTCTCTTCACTCAGGGTGACATTTCAGTTGCGGGCGCATACGTGAAGAACTATCTTCCTGTGTTGAGTGGACACCCAGAAATTCGTGGTCTCCTACTTGGCATTGCAGCACGTGAAGTGATTCACATCAAGGCATACGCACACTTGATTGAAACTCTCGGTCTACCAGACAAGATTTTCAATGAGTTCCTTGAGTATGAAGCGATGGCAGCAAAGCAGAAATACTTCGATGAAGTTGAGGGATTGGACAAGACGCACATCATCCAACAAATGACGGCTGTATCAGCCTTCACGGAAGGTATGCAGTTGTTCAGTTCATTCGCTATGCTTCTGAACTTTGGTCGCCGTGGGCTGATGCCTGGTATGGTTAAAATCGTTACATGGTCTATCCTAGACGAAGACCTACACGTTGAAGCCATGACAAAGCTATTCCGCACATTCGTCAAAGAAAATCCTGACGTATGGAATGATGACCTGAAATCTCAATTGTACACCATCGCAGAAAAGATGGTTGAACTGGAAGACAAGTTCATTGACTTGGCATACGAACAAGGCGGTATGGAAGGTCTGGATAAGGCTGACATGCACCAATACATTCGCTACATTTCAGACCGTCGATTGATTGGTTTGGGCTTGAAGGGAATTTTCAAGGTCAAGAAGAATCCTCTTCCTTGGGTTGATGAAATGACCGTTCTACAATCACACACAAACTTCTTTGAACAGACAGAAAGCTCTTACGCAAAAGGCTCTCTAACTGGCAATTGGAATGACGTGTGGGGCGCAGCGAAGGAAGCTTAAAGATGCCACTATATACATATAAGTGCTTGTCTTGCGAGAAGCATGAAACGAAACTAATCAAAATAACAGAACCAGACGGTGTGATTTACAAATGCACTTGTGGTGGAGACCAGCAACGAGTATTCGATTTGTCTGGTACTTCATTCCAATTGAAAGGAAAGTATTAAATGGCAAAGCAGACGTTATATTGCGAATCGTGCGACACAGAATGCACGGTTTCCCACAAAAAACCAAAGACTGAAATTGAGGCGTTCTACTGCCCATTCTGCGGCGAAGAAATTGATGTCGGCTGGAATACGCTGGACGAAGACGAGAGCAATGCTTAAAGAAGATGAAGTTTACTTCCATTGCTTTGAGCAAGCTGAGAACCTGATTGACCGTGGTTACATCAGTAATATCTCAGTCGAGGACTTGACTCAAAAACTGATTGCTCAGTTAGAGAAGAGTCCTCGATGGAAGGAAATTTTAGAGGGACAATGGAGCGGTGAGGTTTAATACTTCACTGCTTTTAGTTGTGCGAAGAAGAATGGTGTTTTGTTGAACCACTTCTTGTAGATTTTGGCACGGATGTTTTGATTGAAACATTTATCATCGAACATTGACCCGCTGACATGCAAGAGGTATTCTTCTCCAAGTGTCATACAAGCTTTGGTGTCGGCGAAGAGAAGAATCTCTCGCTCGAAATTAGCTTCACCTTGTTCTGCAATGAATGCAACCAAGTCGGGTGACGATGACCAGTAATCGGCCCATCCACTATCGACTTTGCTTTTGGTTTTCTTACCCTTCAATTGGGTGGTCTTCACCTTAGTAAGCATCTTGCGTCCGATGTACCACTTGCCTGTTGGCTTGTATGTGATTTTGTATAGGAAGCCGATTGCTTTTGCTGGAATATCTTCTTCTTTTATTGGTTTGTTTTTATAAAGCCACATATAATCAGTTAGTTATGAAGGTGTTTGCTGTTGAGTGAAAAGGTGCTATACTGCACGCCCCGAAAATATTTATGGAGAAATCGTGTTCATCATTCCTATCGCACCAGTTAAGACATTCAAGTTCCACAAAGACGGTTCACAACCAACCAAAGACCAGATATTCGTGTTTGGCTCAAACAAGGCTGGTGTTCATGGAGCAGGCGCGGCACGTGCAGCATATGAACACTATGGCGCACGATGGGGTTGTGGATGGGGATTCACTGGAAGCACATTTGCAATCCCAACCAAGGATTATCAGATTATTTCAATGAAAATTGACGAGATACGAAAGTATGCTAGTCTGTTCGTGGGGGTCACACACAGTGAGCCTTTTGAAGAATTCTTCGTCACACGTATCGGCTGCGGTTTGGCTGGTTACACTGATGCAGAAATTGCACCGCTGTTTAAAGAGTGCAACACCAATTGTTCATTCGCAAATGAATGGGCTGAATTTTTAAAATAAGGAAAAGTGAAATGAGTACAGTTACAACAGGCATTATCGTCCCAAGCAATCCAGCCGACCAGAAGTCCATCCTCAATGCGTTGAAGGAAGCAGACAATTGCTTGCTGCGCATCGACTCCGAGCGTGACCAAATCAAGGCCATCATTGATGACCTGAACACAAAGTTCCCAGACTTGGGCAAGAAGTGGTTCGCATGGGCAATCAAGCGTATGCACAAAGGTGATGCTGATGAAGTCCTCGATGAAGCAGAAACCTTCTCAAGCGCATTCGAAACAATCGTCAAGTAAGAACACAAATCATGGCTAGAACAACAGGTGCAAAAGGCAGAGCAATATTGAACTCGAAGAAAGTTTTCCCAGAGTTCAATCCAATCGACTACGATGCATCCATCGCAAAGAATCTATGCTTCTACAGTGACAACGTGGATGGTGCAGTTAAGAAAGCTACCGCGTTGGCGTATTGGAAAAGTAAAGGTCTCGACACAAAGCTGGTATCTCGTTTTGGTGAGACTTGGTTCAACACGGCTGGTGCAGTCGCGCACATGTTGTTCGAGCGTAAGCTTGCACTACATGACAAAGATGTTTCTTTCCTCGACACAAAATTCGCCGAACTAAACGCGATGAAGGGCGGTGAAGAACCAGCCGCTCCAAAGGCGACAAAAGAAGACAAAGACGCACGCGAACTGAAACTGCACATTGCAGAATTCGAAGCGGCTGTCGATGTTATCTTTGCTGGTGGAGTTGCAGATGGTAAAGCATATCTTCTGCACAATGAAGTGAAGCCAGCAATGGCAAAACAAATTGCTCTCCACTTGAGAAAGTACACTCGTGAGTTGAAAGAAATTGACAACGACGAGCAATTGAAAGAAGGCTACTCATTCTTGGGTAAGCGCAAACTTAAAGAGGTTCAAGAAAAACTCGAAGCACTTATCTCAGCGTGTGGAATGGCAGCAGCAATCACTCGTGCAGCAAAGCCTCGTGCAAAGAAACAGAAGTCGCCAGTATTGGTTGCAAAGAATGTAAAGTATTTGTCTGAATACGCCGAACTGAAATTGAAGTCGGTCACACCTGACAAGATGGTGAATGCATCCGAAGTCTGGTTGTTCAACGTGAAAGTCCGTAGACTGTTCAAGTATGTTTCACTCGATGGAACTGGTTTGACAATCAAAGGAACAACAATTCTGAATTTCGACCCAGAGAAGTCTGGTGGAAAAATCATTCGCAAGCCTGAGACTCAATTGAAGGGTGTGGAAGGATTCACTTCTAGACCACTAAATAAGCTGTACAACGATATCAGAGCAGTGCCAAGCAAAGCTACGGGACGTGTGAATGAAGATTGTATCATCGTGAAATGTTTTTAAAGGAAAAAGTATGCCAAGTAATGGATGTAACCCAAAGTGTCTGAGTAGTGGACAAGGTGGCGGTGGTTTCTACCAGAAGCCGTTGTTCCAAGTTAAGTTGCCAATTGACAGCCTATCTGTCAGCCAACAAAAAATCATCGCAGCAGAAGCTCGTGAATACTTGAGAGAGAAGCTGCCTCAACTCGACTTCATCGTGACAAACCACGGTGTCGAAATTAACCGTATCCTATAAGGAATCTGAAATGACATCAACAGTTGGAAATACCGAATTGAGCCCCGGTGAAGTGGCTCTAGAGACAGCACGCGAATCTGCATTGCTCTCTGCTCATGAAAAACGCATTGCTGGTCTTGCAAAGGCTCGTGAGGCAAAGGCAGCTAAAGCTGCTCTACGCGAAGCAGGCGCATTGGATGACGACACACGTGACGCATTCTGGCGTGAAATCTTCCTGACATTGGCCCGCAACCGCGAAGCACGTGGACAGAAGGATTGGATTGCTTGCATCGCAGTTGCCGATGAAGTTATCGACGCACTGGAAGAAGCAGGAAAAATCTAAGTGCCAACCAACAAAATCATTTTGGTGGATTTCTCGCAGGCTGTTATCGCAGCCTGCGCTGCTCAAGCCAAAGAATTGAACGGCAACTCCGAAGCGAAGTCATACATCAGACACATTGTCTTAGGTATGATTTTGCAGTGGAAGCAGAAATTCAAAGGCAAGATTATTCTTGCATGTGATGCAAAGAATTACTGGCGCAAGGATGAATTCCCTGCGTACAAAGGCCACCGCAAGCACGAGAATACTGAGTTCCTGAATTGGGATTTGGTTCGTGAATGTGTTGAGGAATTGAAGAACGACTTACGTCTCTACTTCCCGTACCACGTGATTGAAGTTGAAGGCGCAGAGGCCGACGATGTTGTTGCAATCCTAACCAAGTTTTTCCAAGAGAACGACCTTGTGAACACTGGCCTGATTGAAGAACCACGCGAGATAGTAATTGTCTCCACCGATGGCGACTTCCAGCAACTGCAAAAGTACCCCGGTGTATTCCAGTGGAACAACGTGCAGAAGAAGATGATTGTTTGCGCGAATCCAAAGCAATATCTGATTGAACACTTGGCTCGTGGTGACACGGACGACAACGTTCCATCGGTCTGCAATGGTGATGATTGGGCCAAGGCCCGTAAGGATGGCGTGCCAGTACGTGCTGCACCGTTCAAAACTTCACGCCTACTTGACTTCTACCACAAAGGGATTGATGCTTGTCTCAATGAAGTGGAACGCCGAAACTGGAAGAGAAACGAACTGCTCATTGACCTTGACTCCATTCCTTCGGCTATAAATATGAAGGTAATCTCGGCGTATCTAGACTACGAGGTTAAAGGAAACAAGAACAAGGTTTTCAATTATTTAACAAAGAACAGAATGAAGTATCTAATGAGTTCCAGTTCAGAATTTTAAAGGGTGGTAAACATGAGCAAGCAAGTAGTGGTAAAGACAGCAGCAACCGCAGCACCTCGCGTATGGGGTAAAGGCAAGACAATGAAACTCATGCACGCATTCGAGCAATTGGACGCGATTGAGAAAGCAACAGACGCTGAAAAGGTTTCGTTGTTGAAAGAGTATGGAGCAAAGAGTCCTCTCAGCTTCGTTATGTCTCTCAACTTCCGCAGCGACATCAAGCTGGATTTGCCAGAAGGTATGCCGCCTCTTGAACCAAATGAAATGGACACCGTTACACATCCAGATATGATGGGTGCTTTGTCTACATCGGTTCATCGTTTGAAGAACTGTATGTCTGGTGGAACCATCAAGCAGTTCAAGAAAGAAGAAATCTTCGTTCAAGTGTTGTTGGCTTGTCCGATGAAAGATGCTGAAATCGTCTGTGCTGCAAAAGACAAGGCATTGGAAGAGTTGTATCCGAGCATCACCGCCGACTTGGTAAAGAGTGTATTCCCTGCTTATGTAAAGTGAGAAGATGATGAATGATAATGTGAAAGTTCCAACGACAACTTCTGCTGAGTCTCCTTGGTGGGTTCCTGGTGCAGTGTACGCACAAAAGTACGAGTTCCTTGGAACAGTGAATGACATACCAGAAGAAGAACCTTCGAAAGAAGACGAGGCAAAATAAGTGAAAGCAAAATGGATTAAGATGTACCTCGACTTCGCAGACCGAGCAGCCGAGGAATCCCATGCGGTACGACTGAAAGTTGGTGCTATATTCGTTTCACCGAAGGGTGTTGTGAGTACAGGCATCAACGGTCTGCCAGCAGGCGGTGATAACGTTTGTGAAGAAGAGGTTTACGCCGATTCTTTGTCAGACAAGACAGTGCTTAGAACAAAGGTTGAAGTGTCACACGCAGAAGAAAATCTGTTTTCAAAGTTGATGCGCCAAGGCGTGTCTACAGAAGGTGGTTGGGTTTTCTTGACACATGAACCGTGTATCAACTGTGCAAAGATTATCGCTGGTTCTGGTGTTGAAGCCGTGGTGTATAGAACACCATATGCAGGTTCGCATAAGACCGGAAAAGAATGGCTCAGACAAAATGACGTAATCTGTGAGTCAGAAGAATACATGTATGTGTTTTACAAACCAAAGGACTAGCAATGCCAATTTACGAATACCAATGTGGTGTATGTAACTACAACTTCGATATGTTCAAGAAGATTGACACTCGTGAAGAACCGACACGCGAAGCTTGCCCCAAATGTGGTAAGAAGAAAGTTGAAATGCGTATCTGCGCACCGAACCTTTGTGACCCAACCAAGATGGATGGTCGTATGCCTGTGAACGTGAAGCTGCAAGAAAAGTTCAAGCAGATTCACGAGAACACTGCTGGCTCAAGATTGAACGAAACGTCGAAGATAACTAAAATATAAGGGAAGTCATGAAATACAAACTTAGACCAATTATTATTGATGCGCAAGAGTGGGATGGTTCACCTCAAGCGTTGGCGAAAATTCAGGCGATGGTAACGCCAGCAAATTCCACCAAGATTCAATATGTGGCTAAGACCAACTCGCTGTTCGTGCAATCTTTGTATGGAACTGTTGTTGCTCAAGTTGGCGACTTCGTTGTGAATGGTTTAGACGGTGATATTTTCCTTGTGAAGGCAAACATTTTCTCTGTGATGGCAGCAAAAGCAGAATAACAATAACAAACCGATTATGGGTGGGTGAAACCAATGGCAGCAAAGGCTCAACTTCCGCCACAGACGTTTCTGGCGTTCGATAAAATTGACATTGAATTATCGAAAGATATTTGTGATTGGGTTTTGGAAAATAATCTGAGTAAGGTGAAGCACAAGTTCCTGACTCTTGTAATAAACAGCGAAGGTGGAGATTTATCTGCTGCCTTTGCGATAATCGACATCATGCGCAGTTCGCAGATTCCGGTTAGAACAATTGCCACAGGTGAAATTTTATCTGCTGGTGTAATGATTTTCATGGCTGGTGAAAAAGGTTATCGTCTGATTACCCCAAACACTTCAATCATGAGTCACAGATTTAGTGCTGGCTTCGATGGTGCATACCATGAATTGAAAGAGGCAGCTAAAGACCACGAAATGTCCAACACGAAGATGATTAAGCATTACGTCTCATGTACTGGAATGTCGGCTAAACTCGTTGAGAAACATCTGTTGCCTCACCACGATGCATACCTGACCGTCGAAGATGCAGTTAAATTTGGCATCGGCGATGTAATTGCAGATATTCCTTTTGCAAATTTGACAACATAAAAAACTAAGGTAAACTGTTTCTATGAAAAAGATTCTCATCGCACTCCTATTTGCACTCCCACTTTTTGCTCATGCTGAAAGCCAATGTGCACACCTTTACCCACTCGGTAAAGCAATCAATGTTCCCAACACCATCGAACTATGCAACCAAGAATTTGTTGCTGTGTACGACCCTGTGTTGAAGGGAAACATCTTCTCTGCTGAGAAGTATAATTCCTTGTATGCACATGCTCCACGCATCAACGCATTCCACCCAGATATGCGTCTGAGCAAGCGAGTTCGTGCAGAGGTATCGGACTATCGCAACTCCGGTTACGACAAGGGCCACATGGCTCCTGCCGCCGATGCAAACACAACAGACGAAATGTTTGAATGCTTCTCGATGGCAAACATGACACCTCAAGAACCAATGCTCAATGAAGAAGCTTGGAAATATTGGGAAGAACATGTTCGTGCAACAGCCAAAGGTCAAGTGTACATTTTGACCGGAGCAATCTACGACAAAAATCCTCCACGAATTGGACGAAATGGAATTCCTGTGCCATCATCGTACTACAAGTGTTCTTGGTATAATCGTGGAGCAGTTGAATGCATCACTGCACAGAACAAACCATATGCACACACCGTGCCAGTATCGCTGCAAAAAGTTGAAGAAATATCTGGGCTGAAACTACACTAAACACAACCACCTTTATTATGACCTCTGTGCTAATTATTGAATCCTGCGAAAAGAAAAATGTGAGCATGAACAACACCTCGATTGTTCATGTTCGCAATTCCATCATCATCGCCGATTACCTCAAGTGTGATTTGCTAACCCACATCACCGACATTCCAAAGTATGCTGACAAGAAGTATGACGTGATTATTTGCGCGTACAGTTCTCCGTACATGAAGTACAACGCATATCTCACCATCCTGCAAAACAACCCACAAGCGAAGATGTTCTGGCTTGTAAACGACCACGACTGCGAAGACAACATTCTGCTGCGCAAATGGTCACTGTGGAGCAACCAACCATATAACATGCTCTGCAACAATCCTCGTGAAGGATATCGTGGGTGGATTCTTCGCAAGAAGATGAACGCGAAGACTCTCAACGATTGGATTAGCGAATGGTACACAATCAACTTGAACACCATCATCTTCGATGAAGGCCAGTTCGAGCGAACCAAGACTTCATCTGAACGTGCAGGCGCAGTGTACTACGGTACATTCCGCAAGCATCGTATCAATGATATGCTGGACTACAACAACGTTGGATACTTCCTGAGTACATCCAAGAAGAATCAGGACAAGTACACGGAAGCTGGCATCACAGCCAAGTTCATCGAACGAATCAGTTGGGATAATGTTGAGTCAACAGAATCTACTCTGGAAGACTTCTTCGATGCCTCACCCGAAGTTTCAAGATTGGACAACTTCAAGTATTCGTTGTATTTTGAAGATGTACACACGCACGACAATTACGCATTCATGGCGAATCGTTTCTATGAAGGTGTGATGAACAACACTCTGATGTTCTACGATGCACGCTGCAAGGTTACACTTGAAAAGAGCGGATACATCATCGACCAATATCAGATTGTGAATTCCGGTGATGAACTTCTAACGAAGATGAAAGCATTGGATTCCGATAAGAAGAGTTACAAGAATCTTCTAGCAGTACAGCAATCAAATGCTGCCATCATAATGAAAGAGAAAATCGAAACTCTCGAAGCGATAAAGAAAGCGATATCATGATAAGAATTGATAGAACATCACGAACATTTAAGTACCGAAATATCGAAGGCTCAATGAGTCCAGAAGGAATCGTTGTATGGAACGGATTCTCTAGTTCATTTGGTGGAGTTGGTGCAAAAATTGTATTGGACGACGAGTTTGATAAAGAATTGGATGAATTGATTCGTCGCATGTCAAAAGTAAAACAGAAAGCGAGACGATAATGCCATTCAAAGCAATGCTAAAAAAGAAACACATCATGATTGACTTGGAAACATTGTCAACTCATCAAAATGCTGTGATTGTTCAAATCGGTGCAGTTAAATTTGATTTCAATGGTGGAATGACTGATGAATTTTTAATCAACATTGATATGCAAGACTCGATGAAGTATCACTTGCACATTGAAAAAGAAACTGTTGAATGGTGGGCGAAGCAGGACAAGGAAATTAGAATGTCCTGGCAGACGGACAAGCACACGCTGAAAGATGCTATGACCCAATTCAATGGATTTGTTGATACTCAGTCGTTGCTATGGAGTAATGGCGCACCATTCGACATGTCAATCCTTCGTTGGTCGATTGAAGAAGTTGGATTGAAACGTGGTTGGTCATGGTGGAATGAAATTGACTTTCGTTCACTGAACACACTATTTGATAATCGTCTTCCTAAAGGAAACACGCACAACGCGATGGATGATTGCAAACACCAGATTGGTCATTTGATGAATTTCATGAAAATGTTATCCGATAGTTGAGGTAGCGGGAATCCCCATTCCGTGGCTACTGTTTATTTATCGTTTATAATGTTCACGTGAAATCTCAATTGCGTCAATATGTTACATGTCTTGCTTGTATTTGTAACCTCTCTTATATACAATACATTCTCTATTAAAACTACGTTAAACCATGAGAAAAAGACAAAAGACTCGTCGCATTTGGAGGCTAGAGACCAAAGACGGAAAAGGCGTTTACGATTCCGGTCACTACTGGAAGGTAGCAGACCATGAACCAGACCGTCACCCCACACCATTTCTTGACTTGGGTCTCAAGTTTAATTCTTGGCTTGAACTCGGAAAATATCATTTCGGTTTTGCATCAATCGAACAATACAGACAATGGATGTATCGCCGTAAATGGCGTTTGGGATTCGAAGAAAAAGACCTCGTGTTGAGCCGATATGAAGTTCCGGTTCGTCATTCTCGCGTTGGTGACAAGCAAGCTGTCTTCAAAAAGAAGTACGCCACGCTTATCGAACAACGTTCACCAGCATACATGGATTAACATGACTGAATTGAGTGTACTCATTGAACCAACTGGCAATGAACTTTTCGACAAAGTTCAGGGCCGCGTGTTGGAAATTCAAAGAAGGCTGAACCTTCTTGGGTATACTCCGTTCTTCGTGACAATCAAGCTACGAGAATTTGAGAACGGTGACGCTGGTGTTGCATCGCTTGGTGAAAACATCATCTATATCAATCCGTTATATTTCAAGAATCACGAAGAAGAAATGTTACGCGATACCGTTCCGCACGAAGTGGTGCACCTGTATCTATGTGAATATAAGGGTATTATCGCCGACACACACGGCGCGGAATTTGTGGAATTATGTCATGCCATTGGGTGTGATTCATCTGAATTTCACACAATGAATCAATAAGTTACACGCTGTACTTGTTTTTGGTGATGGACTCTGTATAATGCATTCCATCGAAACGAACTATGGAGAACGTAATGAACGCGAATCAAGTGTACAACTCTGTTTATACCGAACTGCGGGCCTTGCCAGTTGCTGACTTGAAGGACGCTGCTGTTGATGACTACGGTCTCAACTTTTTCGACGTGTGCAATCTGTCTACGGCTGAACTGGCTGCACAATGCGCAACAATTGAAATTCAAAACTACGTGCGCTAACATGAAATACTGTCTGATTCTCGTTTTGCTTTTGGCTGGCTGTGGCAACAACCATCCGGTCAGCGCGAATGGCGCGTCTATTGCAGCGCAAGTGTGCCAAAAACTCAACCTCGATTTGATTGAGGTATCTTCTGCGACCATTTGCACAGACCCTGTGTATAAGGGTTGCAAAGGTTGGAGCGAACAGGTATACGCCAACTGCTCGAACAGAATGCAAGTTACATTCACGGTAAACTAAAATGTTGATTTACGATATGAAGAACGAAAAATGGGTTGTGTTGAGACCGTGGATGATGTATAGTTCATGGCACTTGACCCAGAAGGTCACAGACGAACAATGGGAAGAAGCTTTGAAGGCTTCTTTATCCGAAGAAGAATATGCAATGATTCTCAAAGGGAGAAATCGAAATGCTTGAAGTACAAAAGTTATACGCTGGAATGCACCTCGGTCATTGGGCCGAAACACACACAACGTTTCTGGGTGAACTGGATGCGCTTGGTATCGACGTGCGTGACTATCCAGACCACAAGATGTGGCTGCTGGACTACAACCAAATCAATGCCGTGAAGAATCATCCGGTGGTGAATGAATGTCGCGGCCTGCTTATGTCTTACGATGGTGAAATCGTTCGTAAGGGCTTTGGTCGCTTCTATAACCTCGGCGAAAACGGCATCGACACATTTGATGCCGAAAACTGCGTGATGTTTGAAAAGGCTGACGGTTCGTTGATGTTCGTGTACCACTGCCTGCAAACTGGTCGTTGGGAAATCGGCACTCGTGGCACTGCATTTGCAGAAGGCCCGAACGAATGGCACGGCACTTTCCGTAACTTCATGCTCTTTGCGATGGGTCGTACCGAAGCTGAATTCCAAGCTGACTGCGCATTCCTCGACAAGCGAAACACTTACCTGTTCGAAGCAGTTGGGCCGGATAACCGCATCGTGACAAAGTACGAGACAAACCATCTGGTTGAACTGTGCAATGTTGAAACTGCAACTGGTAAGGAAAAGTTCATCGACATAGTTTCAGACGAAGAAATCTCGTTCTTCAAGTTGAATTTCAACTGGAACGTTCGCCCTGTGCGTTACTACTTCTTCAACACGCAAGAAGACTGCATGGCTGCGTTGCTTGAATTGAAGGGTCTGGAAGAAGGCTACGTTGTTTACAACAAGCTGACAGGTTTCCGCCAAAAGATGAAGTCGCCTGTGTACTTGGCTGCTCACCGTCTTCGCGGTCAAAACGGCCTGACTCTGAATTCGATTTGCGAACTGGTTGCAATGAACGAGCAAGCTGAATACATCGCAGTGTTCCCAGAGGACGCTCCGAAGTTTGAACCTGCACTGGCTGAATTTGGGGTTATGATTGATGAACTTGTGACTCGATACAACGAACACAAGAACATCGAAACTCAAAAGGACTTTGCATTGACTGTGAAGGATATGCCTCAAGCTGGTGTGATGTTCACTGCTCGTAAGAATGGCACTTCTGCTCTCGAAGAATTCAACAAGGTTCTTGTTGGCAAGAAGGCCGATTGGTTGAAGGAACGCCTTCTGGCTACCAAGCAGTACAAGGCTGTGTTGGTGTCGGAAGGTCAACTGGATGCACGCTGCGTTTGAATGAAGTCCCAGATTGACATCCTTCGCCGAACTGCTGACCGAGGATTGAAACTCGCAGTAGCTGAAAAACATACGCACTTCACGGATGTTTTTCAGCACTTGCTGGATGAAATAGAACGATTGGAGAAATATTATGTTGAGCCTCGAACAGAGAATAAAACGTATCGAAGATGAACTTGGGTTCACCGAGGCCGACAAACGTAAAGCTGATATCGAAAAGGCCCGTTCAATTTGTGTTGAGTATGGCTTTACGAAAAATGCAGCGAAGAAATTTGCTTGGCATATGTTGCATGAAAACGGTTTGACTTCATCGCAAGTTGAAGAACTTTTAATTGCACGCGGTGGAAAGAAGGTAGAACAATGAGAGCATTTTTTGCAAGATTGAAAGAAAAGTTTTTGTCACGATTTGACAAGATTAACCTCGTCTCAACAAAAGAAATTCAGTATCAACGTTGGGAAGGAATGAAAACCAATTCTCGTATGATTGTTGGTTTGTTCACAACAACGAGATTCAGTAAAGTGTTGAAAACAGAAACACTCTACACTGCTAACAGCAGCTTTCCTAGTTATGGTTGGATGTTCGAGGACGGCACAAATGCTGGCAACGAATATAGCGATGCATACCGCATCTACGCAGCCAACAAAACAAGCGAAGAAGAAAAAGAGAGAAACCTCGAAATTATCGAAAAGGCCAAGAAAGTCATCAACTTAGCTGATTGACTTGCTTTGAACCACAACGCATGTATAATGCACACATTGAAGGAAGCAACATGAACAACCACAAGAAACAAACTGCTCTGATGTTGGCGATAGTCGCCGAAGCGTTCAAGGATATTCTGGACAAGTCAGACGAGCCGTACTTCAACCATTGCTACTCGGTTATGTACTTGCTTGGGCCTGACGCACCGGAGGAACGTAAGCAGATTGCTCTTGGTCACGACTTGTTCGAAGACACAAAGATAACTAAGGCATTCCTTCGTGAAAGTGGATTCAGCGAACGTGTAATCGCAGGTATTGATGCCATGACAAAACATCGTGGTCAATCCGGCGAAGAGTATGAAAAACAAATCATGGCGAACAAAGATGCAGTATTCGTCAAGATGGCAGACTTAACCCACAACAGCGATATTCGCCGAATCAAGGGTGAGCCTGATGAAAAAGATTTTGCACGAACAGCGAAATATCGTGTATTCTTCAACAAGCTGAAACGCTTTGTTGGTTTGCAAAACTGGTTACAAGAACTGAAATAACACTTACAGAAAGGAAACGCAATGAAAAAGATTTATGCAGCACTGTTAGCCTTGGCAATTGCCATCGCCCCCGTAGTAGCAGAAGCCCGCGCTGGTTCCAGCTACTCTTCACCAAGTCGCTCGTACTCGTCTCCGAGCCGTTCGTACTCTGCTCCGAGTCGTCCTTCGTATTCCAATAACAGCTACGGCTCCAAGGGTTCGAACACATACAAGCCAACTCCGACATATCAACCGATTCAACGCTCGGTTACACCGCCTCCGGTTGCACAGGCTCCGCGCTACACACCGCCTGCCGCAGCCACTACGACTGCTCCTACCTCAACTGTGACGCATACGACCTCTACGGTTGGTTCTGGTGCGCCTGGCATCGGTTCTACATTCATGGCTGCTGCTGGTGGCGGACTTGTTGGTTCCATGTTGGCTAACTCCATCAATGGTAATCACGGTGGCGGCACGACTGTTGTAAACGGTGGTGGCGGATATCCTGCTGGTGGTGGTTACGCTGGTGCTGGTGCTGTCCCAATGGAAGGTGGCGGTTACGCTCCTGTTGCTGGTGGTTATGCGCCTGCTGCATCACACTACGGCGTGTGGAGTTTCTTGGGCGACCTGATTGGTTTCATCATCATTATCGCTGTACTGGCCTTCATCGTATGGGGCATCATCAAACTGATTGGTATGTTTGCCAACCGCAGAAAGGAAACGCAAGTGTCTGATTATCAAGAAACATATACCCCCGCTGACAACATTGCAGCAACCGTTACGAAAGATGACAAAAACGCTTTCAAAAAGGTTCTGATTGTTGTACAATCTGCTTGGTCGAGTCGTGATATGGGCAAATTGTCCAGCGTGACAACCGATGAAGTGGCTGAATACTTCTCCGAAGTCATCGAAAGCAACACACGCCAAGGCGTTATCAGCAAGGTTGATGGTGTGCGTGATATCGAAGTCGATGTGCTGGAAGCGTGGGAAGAACAAGGTACGAAGTATGCAACGGCAATCATGCGTTGGAATGCTCTGGACTACACCAATGACTTGTTTGGCAATACAATCGACAAGGGTTCTCGCAGCAACGTTCGTGAAACATGGACATTCGTCCAGAACAGCTACGGTGCATGGGTACTGTCCGCTGTGCAACAAATGGAAGACTAAGAAAGGCTGTCACTCATGAAGAAAGCAATAATCACAATCGGTATCTCAGGCTCTGGTAAGTCCACAGAGTTCGACAAGAAAGAGAACATGGGATACGTTCGCATTGAGCGTGATATCATGCGCAAGCGAATTGTGCAGGAGCGCATGGGTGACGTGTCTGACCAAAACTTCTGGTCTATCTGGAAGTTCAACAAGAAAGACGAAGCAGAAGTCACTGACCGCTGCAACGCAATAATCGAAGACTGCGCAAAGGGTGGAATGCCCATCGCAATCACCGACACGAACCTGAACAAGAAGTACCGTGATGTTCTCGTGCAGAAGCTGAAAGGTCTGGGTTATGAAGTTGAGTTCAAAGTGTTCTCAATCGACCCTCTGGAAGCCATCAAGCGCGATGAAAAGCGCCGTGACTCAGTGGGTCATCAAGTTATCTGGAAACAGTACAACGACCTGATGGCTGACCCTGAGTTCGGTCAAACCAAGAAGTATGTGGCTGACGTGTCAAAGCCGAAGTGCATCCTCGTGGATATCGACGGTACACTGGCTCATATGAATGGCAAGCGCGGTGCGTTCGAGTGGGACAAGGTTGGTCTGGATGATGTTGACGAGCAAGTGCGCAACATTGTTGAAATGTTTCACGCTTCACCGGAGAGCGATGTTAAAGTTATCGTCCTGTCTGGTCGTGACGGTGTATCTCGTCCAAAGACAGAAGCCTGGCTTGACGACCACGGAATAGGATATTATCATCTGTTCATGCGTTCGGCTGGCGATATGCGAAAGGATACTGTCATAAAGGAAGAAATCTTCTGGCGTGACATTGCCCCGAACCATAACGTACAGTTCGCCATAGACGACCGTCCGAGCGTGTGCCGTATGTGGCGTAGTCTTGGTGTGAAGGTGTTCCAAGTTGGAAACCCACACGTCGAATTTTAAGGGGAACGGAATGCAATTTCGTCATATGGGTAAGGCTTGTTTGGTTGCGTCAATTGCAGTATGTGCAACCATTCTCGAAATATACGACAAGCCTGCTGGTGGACTTTGGTTAATCGTGGTATGCTTTGCTATCTTTGGTGATTGGTCTGCTTCATGCGACTGTGAACAACATGACGCAGACTAAGACCCACGTTAGATATTACATCTATCGCAAAGAGACGTACACTGGCGAAGTTACATATCGTGAACAGACCGGAAATTGGGTGAAGGATTTTGAACGTGCAAACCTTTGGGTTAGCCGTGAGTTCGTGGAAAAGAAAAGTCACGAGTTGTTGAATTCATTGCCAGTGCGTTATATGCTGTTCATTGGCTCGGTGGAAGTTACAGTTATCAATTGAGGTGAAACATGGCAAAAGGATATGAACCGGAAGTTCGATACTACGTTGGCATCCACCGCAAGGGCGAGGAAAAGTCTCACTACGTCATTCGCACACATGATGGTTTCAACTGGATGACTGAGACGTTCATTGATGCTACTCACTTCGAATCGGTTGAAGCTGCTGCCGAAGCTGTGAAGTTCATCAAAGAATACAACGCAGGCTTCACAGCAGGGTTGAATTTCGTAGCACGCAGAATCATCTGCGCAGTCGATGGTTTCGACCTCGGCACAATTATTGGAGGTGAAGAAGATGTTCAAGTGGTTTAAGAAGTTAAGTTTTTTCAGTCCAGTTTACCGAATTGAATTACGCGATGGTCGCTACTATGTGTGGTATGTTGGGAAGGCATCGCCGCTCCATCTGGGAACAAGAGATAAGCTTGAGGATGCGAAGTTCATCATCGTCGAGCATAAGGCAAAAACGAAATCTGAAATAGTCTGGGAGGAATGAAATGGCACGTGGTATATTTTTCTGTTTGATGGTGTGGATGTTTGTTTCAGCAGCAATTGCAATTTACTCGCAATTGAGTTCTACTGAACGCCTGTCCGTGAAGCGTATTTTGATTTACGGATTCTTGACCGCAATTGTAGCTGGTGGACTCGTCGGTACAATCGTAACGGTGTTTTAATCGTAGTTTGATAATGGAGGAAGTGAAATGAAGAAAAGTTATTTTAGTAAGTTGTGGACTCTCTGCGCTGCTGTTGCAGTTGTGGTGTTCATGTCTGGTTGTGAGCGTATTGCCACTGGTGAAGTCGGCCTGCGCGAAGCATTCAACAAGACAATCGAACCAACTGAACTGCGCCCCGGTTCCTTGAATCAGGTGTTGGTTGGTTGGTTCCGTGTTGGTGTTCCCTGTGAAGCAAATCGGTTTGCCAATCGAAAATCTGAAACCGCAGACAGCAGACCACTCCACACTGGACGACTTGGATATTCAAGTTATCTACAACCTGAATCCGGCTGCTGTGTATGACCTGTATACCGTGCGTTCACACTCGTTCAATGCGATTGATAGTCGCGGCGACACGCTGTTGATGTACAACTACTTGTCTACCGTTGCAAACTCTGCCGCATTCAAGGCAATCAACAAGTACAAGGCACTCGATGTTGCTGCAAACCGTTCTGCAATTGAAACAGACATTGTTGCAATTATGCGTGACGTGTTGACTACAGAAGGTTTGGACACTGCGATTACAATCGACCAAGTTCAAGTGAAGAACATTTTACCAGCACAAAGCATTATTGATTCGGCTAACGCTGTAATCACTGCGCAAAACGCTCAGAACGCGAAGCAAGTTGAAGTCGGCACAGCCCGATTGGAAGCTGAACGTGCAGCCCTGTTGTCGAAGCCAGCTAACTTGGATTACATGAAGGCACAAGCTGCCCTCAATATTTCCGAAGGCATCCGTGACGGCAAGGTTAACACCATCGTTGTACCGAGCAACCTGACCATGTTGGGTAGTCTCAGTAAGTAAGTGAAACTCCATAGCTCATTCGTTGAGTGGGCTATGATGGTTTTATTTGATTATTACCGATAGGTAATTATTTTGAGTAAGTGTGTGTTGATTTGCGATTTTGTTACCGAGCGGTAATTGGAGAAGAAGATGCAATATTTTTATGAGTTCATGTCGTTCATATCGTTTTTGGTGATAACATTTACAGCAGTAAAGTACAACATTCGCCCAGACAATTACTACACCGAGTGGACAAAGACGGACTGTCTCGCAATTGGTGCAATCTCGTTTTTGATGGCGTTGATTTGGCCTATCACTCTTACGGTGTGCGGTTGTTTCCTGTACGTTCAATTTTTGGTTAAGAAAGTGAGAAAGCAGAAATGAAAAAGATTCTTGGATTTACTTTGATTGAGTTCATGATTGTTCTGGCAATTGTTGGTATCATCCTTGCCGTTGCAATCCCTGCTTTCCAAGGTAAGGGTAAGCAGCATGTTGTAGGGCAGCAATCAATCCAGACCGGAGGATATGTTCAACAACAATCCTCTGGTGGATGTAGTGAAGGCTATAAGGTTTTACCGAATGGCAGTCAGTTGTTAAATGAACACGGTGGCGGAATTCCCTGCAACCGTTAATTGGAGAGTGAAATGAGTTTGACAAAACAAGAAGCAACAGCACAGGTAGCAGAGCTACTTGAACAAGCTAATCAGTTTGCAGATGCAGCACGCAAGCTGGCAGAACAACATGGTTTGTCGTTCTATTACGATGGTGATGAGTTCGCCACTGGACAGGACGAATCCAACTGGCAAGGGTCGAGTTGCTAACATGACCGACACCAAGAAAATGTCAAAAGAGGAAGCCAGCGCAGCTATTGCTGAGTTGGTTCAACAAGCCTACGGCTTCATCAACGCAGCAGAAAAGATTGCCGACGAACATGAACTTTCGTTCTCGTTCGACCTTGCTTACGGGATGGGTGGAACATACGACCCAACATACCCGCAAGAATATTCGGAAGGTAATTGGCATCCATCAAGCCAAAGCTGCTAACAAGAAAGAGGATAACATGCTTACAATCGTGAAAACAGGTAGTGCTGCACTTCATCGTCGTATTCCGTCCGTGGAAATCGGTTCGGATATTGACTACATTATGTCGTTCGAGGACTTCGAAAAATTCGTTGGAAACCTTACGAACGTGAAGGCATGTTATCCAATTAACCGTGGTAAGACGTATGTCGTGAAGACAAACATCTGCATCTACGAAGTTGAAATTGCATGGGAAGGTTCCACCGCCGAAGAGTTCCTGCGTCTGGTAACAACCGATGCGTTCAGCGATTCGTATTCAATGGGTGATGTAACCTACTGGATTCCATCCATCCAAGCATTGCACGCGATGAAGATGTCTCACCGCTTCAAGAAGAACAGCATTCATTTCTTGAAGACTATGCAACACATCAAACTGATGCGTGGTAAATGGGCCGACTACAAGTATGGAACAATCGGTATGCATTATTCGGCATGGTATGCACGCCGTGAGAAAGAGACTTACGATTACTCACACCCAGACCTCACCGTGAAGAAGAATGATTTCTTCAAGGACGAAACGTTCTACCGTTACGACCACGATGACATTCATGAGTCAATCAAGCTAACATCGACTGCTGCATACAAATACATCTTGGCTGATGGTTTCCAAGTGAAGTGTGATAAGGATAAATTCATTGCACTCACCGAAGAACAGAAGTACAACTGTGTTCTGGAAGAATGCTACACGCTTGCACTTGAGCGTAGCCAGATTCCATTCAACTTCCGTGTAGATGCGCGTGAGTCGTTCGAGAAGGCACTGATGAAGGTTTGCACTTCCATCACTTCTGGTTGGTTCCGTGAATGGGCCTGGGAGCATCACGATGAAGTCCTCGCCAAGTACAACGGAAACTATGTTGACAAGTTCGACGTGGCATTCCGCATTGGCAAGATTCGTGGTTTCACACACGACAGAGTAGCAGCATGAGCGAAAAAACTATTTGGCGAATTGACGAGACCAGTGAATGGACTCATGATAAGGAACTGGCAGAAGGTGCACTAGAAGCTGGTCTGAGCGCGTTTGAATTTGATGTTGACGATTTAGCCAAGGTAATCGAACGCCTTGAAGACAAAATCACAAAGCATGAAAAGTTATTTCAAGATTTGTACAAACAAGTTCACGAGCGTATGATTGATGGTGTCAGTGCAGTTCCTCAAGTGAAGAATTCTTATTTCAGCTTGATAGAGCATGACTTCAAAGAGTACCAAAGAAAAATCGCTTTAATTTAAAGAGGGGTTACAAATGCAACGAAGAGAAAATGAAACATTCACAGAATACCGTGACCGTTTGAAAGCAGAACAAGCAACCGAGAAGACACGTGGTCGCGGAGTTACAACCCTGTGGAATTCACCCGCGCAAGGAACATACACTTTGCAAGGTAATGGCCCACTCGGTGTTATACGCCTGACAGGTTCAGAGAAGCGTATAGCACGCCGTGTAGCAGAGATAGAAGCGGCAGCAGCATGAGCATCGTTATCATCAAGACAATCACCGGAGAAGAACTGATTGCAACACGCAACGAATCCTCTCTCGGTAAAGTGACATACAGCAAGACTCGTGTGTTCCGTGTAGTTGATATGGGAAACGGTCAAGGTAAAGCTGAACTGTTCCCGTTCTGGATTGTAGCACCCGATGTAGAGTTCGAAATGAACCAAGCATTGGTATTCGCTGAAATTCCAGCACCAGATGCAGTGGAGCGCAGTTACTTGCAATCTACAACTGGCATCGCTTTAGTTGGAGGCAAGTAATGAAAAATGTATTCCCAATGTTTGACCAAGTTCTCTTGGCAGAAGATACAGCAGCACGAGTTACAGCAGGCGGCATTGAATTGCCTGGTGGAACTGGCGACACTCCAACATACTCGGTTCTGCAAGTTGGTTCCGATGTAAAGAAAGTTACTGTCGGCAACAAAGTGTACGTGAAGTTCGATGCAAATTCTTTCATCATCAAGCGTGATGGTTTGCAACGTGTACTCGTACCAGAAGACAGAATCCTTGCAGTAGTTTCACTGTAAAAATATTTTCAAAAATTGGTCGAAATTTCTGAGTTTTTGAAATTTCGACCATAAATAAAGATATGAACAACGAAGGCAACATAATGCAACTATCATCACGACCACTAACCTGCGGCAAACAAACATGGCATAATCTAGCTGTGTTGCCTACGATTGCGTCCGTGTTTGGATTGGATTATAATGAGGCCGCAATGAAGTAACCAAGGAAGTTTCAGTTCAGAAGTTTTGAAGCCTTGGTCGAAAGATTCAGGGCTTTTTAGTTTGTAGAATCAAAGAATTACGAAATAGTTTGACAAGAGACCAAAACTCTATATAATGCGAAACATGCTCGATACAAAGAGCTAAGTAAGAAACAGCACGGATGCGTAGGTGAAGTCGAAAGACACGTAGCCTAGTCCAATTAAGCGCATGACGTAGCCACACGAACTGGTAGCTGTGATGGACGAAAAAGAATTACGAAATAGTTTGACAGCAGCACGGAAGTATGAAAGAATGATTACCTCGATGTGAGAACAAAGGTTTAGACCGAAGTTAAACAACCGATGGAGGCTATCATGTAACCGATGAGTGATGTAGATAACAAAACTTAGAGATTATACAAACGTAGCACTGAAAAGTAACAAAAGCTTGACAGAGGTTCGCAGATGAATTAAGATGTGAACCTCTGAAAAGTAAAAGAAATAAAGAATGTGTTTTATTTACTGTGTGGCGATACTAATTCGATAGTCGGCAAGAAAGCTACTTGCATAGAGTCAGACCAAAGTCGCACAATTATGTGATGGTTATGGAAATCAGTCTTCATTCAAGAAGACACAAGTGGTTCGATTCCACTACATATAGTTCAGTAAATAAAACATATTTGACAGGATGCAAAAACATCTGTAGACTGTGAAGTGTTGGTTGAGGTTCAAAGCCTCATAAAAGTTTGGAGAAATTCCAAACTAACCAAAGTAGTAAACTGAGAAAGCAACGAGAGCATATCAAACTCAGTATAATATCGAATAATGGGCGGAACACCGGAATGAAAGGTTGGCGATAACAACTGAGTAAAAAGGTGATATTGTTAAGGGTTTTCTACTTAATCTGGAACGGATGCCTGGACGTGTGCCATTGGTAATCGCTGGACGAAGAGGGAAAGCACTTAACAATACGACTTCACATGAGGTCGTTAATTTCTCAATGAGTGTGCGTCAAAGTTGGAGCGTTGAGGCGGGCTGTAACCCCGTGACCCTTCGGGGTTAGTAGGTTCGAATCCTT